GTTCGCTGAAGAGCGACAAGGCCATTGGCTCCGCATGGGCGCGGCCAAGTACGCCGAGCGGAATTGGGAAAAGGGGATGCCGTTCTCGCGCTGTGTGGCCTCGCTCAAGCGGCACGTAATGAAGTACCAGCAGGGCAAGCGGGACGAGGACCACTTGGCGGCGATCATGTTCAATGCGATGGCATTGATCCACTATGAAGAAATGATCGAACGCGGTCTGCTGCCCGCTGGATTGAACGATATGCCCAACTACCAGTCGGCGGCCAAGTCGCCCCGCAAGTCACCCCGCAAGTCGCCCCGGAAGTCCGCCAAGAAACAGAGGAAGACCCGCCGTGACTAACTCCATCGTCTATCCCGGCCTGGTCCACCTGAACGGCTGCCTGATGGCGGCCGTGGACCTGGAGACGACGGGCACTCGGCCCGGCTACCACGAGATCATCCAGATTGCCGTGGTGCCCTTGGACTCCAACTTCGAGCCGTTGGCCGACGTGCGGCCATTCTATACACACGTGAAGCCGAAGCACCCCGAGCGGGAATCGGCCGGCGCGAAGAACAAACACAAGATTCCCATGACGGAACTCTTGCTCAACGCCCCGGAGTCGGAGCAAGTAGCCGACTGGCTCTTCGAGTGGTACGAGGCCCTGAAGCTGCCGTTCAAGAAGTGTCTGGTGCCGCTGGCCCACAACTGGGCCTTTGAGTCCAGCTTCCTGAAAGCATGGCTCGGCGTCGAGCAAACGGACCTGATCTTCCACAGCCACGCCCGCGACGGAATGCTCTACGCCATCGGGCTGAACGACAAGGCGGCCTTTGCCGGCGAGCCGGTCCCGTTCCCACGGGTCGGCCTGGCGGCGATGTGCGCGAAGCTGGGAATCGTCAACCACAATCCCCACGACGCCTTGGCCGATTGCCTGGCCGAGGCGCAAGTGTACCACGCCCTGCTGCGCATGTATTGAGGGAAGACTGCAATGGGACAGGTCTGGACGCGCGACAAATGGAATTACATCATCCAACAAGTCAATGACCGCATCGAAGAGTGTCAATCCGGCGATCCACTGCCCGAAGTGCCGGAGGGACATATCTGGTCCGTTGAGGACATCGTTGCCGTCCGGGACAAGCTGACGGAGATATGCCGAAATGGTCCTCAGTTCTCAGCCGCACTCGTGAAGTGGAAGCAGGACATCATCGACGAACTCAATGCCGCCATCGACGAGTGCGACTGCGGCTGCACAGAAACTCAAGTTGAGTACATGCGCTCTATCCACGGTCTCTCGTCCTATGTTCCATGCTCGTGGGGAAACATCCGTTGGGAAAAGAACGAGTGGTACGACGAGGGGGACGAACATTGGCATTTTCAGTGGACGTACCAAGCGGACTACGACTACTCTGCGGCAGTGGGCGGGAGCTACGGCTCGGCCGGCATGAAGAACGTCGGGCATACGTGCAAGTTCCGCATCGAATGGTGGTCGTGGCCCTGGGAAGGGCCAATGGAATACCTTTCAGATGAGAGTGTGCTGGGGTCTGTCCAAACCAACTGCGACGGCATTGTGACGAGTGCGCCCGTCGGCACGTATGTCAAAATCTTTCCACAAGACTATCGGGTTGCGATGCAGCCGATAGGAGGCACGGGGCCTTACACAATCTGGGACACCGCAGGAGCAGCTTGTTGCTGAACGAAGGAAACACCCGTAATGCCCTATCCTGCTTGTCCGTTGGCCTTCGATTCCTCGACCCCGGCGGGAAGAGTCGTTCACCGCGTTTGTCTTGCCGAAAGGAAGCCGACTTACCAACTGGCAGTGCCGCCCCGAGCGTGCAGGCTGTGCCAATCGCCGCTCACGAAGCCCCACGTCACACGAGCCGGTCGTGTCGATGCGGCAACTCCGCCTGAGATACCCAATCTTGCGCGACGAACGCTCTCCTATGCCGAGGCGTTGATCGTGTGGACAGCCGCCGGTTGTCCCAAGCGTCCCGACAAAGAGGTCGAGCGGATATTTCACCAGCACTGCAAGCTGTGCAACTGGTTTGACACCCAACGGCAAATCTGTCGGGGTTGTGGTTGTCCGGTTGCCGACAGCGGCTATGCCGTGCGAAACAAGATCAAGATGGCCACAGAGAACTGTCCCCGTGAACTCTGGTGAAACCGATGCCCTGCAATTGCCCTGACGATCAACCTCGCCCAGTCCCCGTTGGCGGCTGCAATTACCTTATCTACTCCGGCGGCCCGATGGCAAACTTCTATCGTCTGGTCGAGCACGCCATGCCAACTGTGGAAATGTCCCACGGTCGGCCCACGGTCCATTCGGACGGTTCGCTGGAATTCCCCGGAACCCCGCCTGCGCTCTCCGGCTACTGCGCGGAAGGCTCACGGCTCCATCCCACTTGGCCTCCTTGCGCCTTGCGAATGCTGCGGGTCCAAGTGATCGAAGGCACGTTGCACGTCGATGGCATCTGCGGCGGCCCCACGGCCGCACCGTTCAGCCTGGAAATCATGCCCGACCAATGCCAGGGCTGTCCGGCCCGCCAAGATCGGCTCTAGGCTACTGGTAGAATTGATGCGTGGACATCCCTTGGCGATCCGCCTGAGAGGTGAGTAACTTGAAGACCTTGCAGTCGGCGAAGTCCACCAGCTTGCAGCGAGTGACGTGAACGCCGAACTGCCGCAGTTCGCGTCGGGTCTCCTTGGTCAGGGTCTTCGTCAGGCTCTCGTCTCTGATTCCCGCCATGATCTCGTCGTAGGTGTGTGTAGCAATCACCCGGACCACGGCCGATTGTGTCAGGTCGTTGATCGTCGTGTCCACGTCCCAATTCAGCTTGCCGATCGCCCGCACGGGATCGGGAATCCGGTAGACGACCAGCGTCTTGACTACGACCTTCTTGCCGTCCTTTGTGGCCATTACCTGGTCTGGTATGGCGAGGGTCTGGCGGGCAGTCACAATCACTTCTACGTCGGTCGTAAGCGGCCAATAGACATGCAGCCCCGGCACCAGCAGTTTGACATGCTTACCGTATACCCACTTGCACCCGCCGTGGGTGGCTCGCACAATCACGATGCGCGGGAAGAACTGATAAATGGCTTGGAATAGCTGGTTCAGCCAAGCAAAAGCACTTTCCATAGGCCACCTCCGTCACGAAACAAATGCCCAGGCGGGAAGCCACCTGGGCATTTTCTACAGACACACTTGCCGCACTTGCCTTGCTGTTACTTGCCGCGATGGAAGCTCTTGAGCGTCTTCGCCAAGTTGATCTGTCGCTTTGTCGTGGCCCCAATGCCCTTGGGCGGATGCGCCTCAAAGGCGGCCAGCGACATGCCGGCTGCCTTCGCCTTCGCGGTCAGAGCACCGGGGTGCTTGATCGCGCTCTGAATCCACTTCTTCGCCATTGTCTGGCTCCTCTCTGAAAAAGGTCAATCCTGTAAGAAGGCGGTCCCTGCCCCGAACTTCTCCGTCTCTTCGTCATACTCGAAATCGAACTCGTGTTCTCCCGCCTCCTGGTCCCAGAAAGAAACATCCGTTCGGATGCACAGATATTCGTCGCCGAACTTCAAGACATCCGTCAACGGCCGGGGATTCTCGATATGCTCAGAATCCGCGACCATCGCCTCACGGCTGAGCGCCAGCTTTTGGTTTTGCCCGTCCTTGACGATCCCGGCAAAGACCGAGGACAGGTAGGCAGTCTTGACCTCGGTGCCCGATGTATCGAGAACCTTGGTCTTGTTCAGGTCAAGAGTAATCTCCGTCGTCGTCCTGGCGTTCGGAGTAATGGCCGGCAGACTTCGCCGGGGATACGTCCGCAGATTCAATCGTGGGCGCGAACCGGGCGAGAGGTTGATGTAGGTCGCTGAATCCACTACGGGCTGAGCCGCGAAACCAATGTCCGTGGGCGTATTATCACCCCAGTCGCTCTGGGCCTTGAAGACGACGTTCGGGCCGCCTACAAAAACCACGTTCCCCTCGGGAATCGTGGACGTATCGCCCACGGGCAAGTTGCCAGTCGCGCCTTCGCCAATGCCGCCACCGCCGGCGCAACCGGCCTTGATCTCGTCGGCAGGCGGCCAGGTGTCCGATTCCGGCAACGCCGCCGGCCAGAAGAAGTGGTACTTCTCCATCTTGCCGGCCAGGACCGGCACCAGGCACTCGAAATCCACGCAATTGTCCGCCGAGTTGTAGTTGGCCTTCTCGACAATCGCCAACACGGGGGCGTTCGCCACGTAATGACTGGTAAAGTCCAGCGTCACAGCGTCAAAGGTTTCGAGATTCAGCTTGTTCAAGAAGGTCTTGAACTTGATCCGTTTCCAGGTGTTCGACTTGCGGATCAACCAGAAGGTCGCGCACTTATACACGATGTCAGGCTGGTTGTAGATATAGAAGTCGTACTCTTGTTCCTGGGTGCCGTACTTAGCGACGTTGTGCCGCAGAATGATGGTCTTCTCGGCCTTGTCCTTCGGCTGATCGGAGATGTCGGTCCAACTCAGTCGCCACTTGACCTTCATCTTGGTCACAATGTCTTCCGTGCGGGTCAACTCCACCTCGATGCCATTCTCAGCGTCGATGTCGCCGACGCTGATCGTGCCGGCCGATGTCGGCTCCTCGGGCAGATACTTCAGGTAGAAGACACCATTGCTGATCCACAAGGCGCACCGGGCCTGAAAGGCGATCTCCTGCAATACCTGGATCGCGTTCTTGCGTTCCAGAATCGGGAAGTTGGCGGGGAATCGCTCAAGTTTCCCCTGGACGTGATTGAACGAAGCGGTGTCCCAAATCAGGTCCGTATAGTGCGAAATCAGGTATTTGAGGATTTCCACGATGTCCGGGCCGACGCTGGACTTAAACGTCACGTAGAGATCATCGCTCCAGCCCTGGTCGGTGATAGAGGAGAGCGGTTTGCTGACGACGATCTGTACGGCCGTGACGGTCCCGTAGGTATGCGTCTGGACCTGGTAAAGGTCGGTCGGCACGTCCACCAGCCGCCTTTCGCCGGTGAGTTGTTTGTAGGCTTTCACCGCCAAAACGGTGCCGGGTACGATGGAAGCGATGTAGGTGATCGGCTCATCGCTGGCGATTTTCACCGACGCGCCCGGATCGGCCCAGAACTGCTGGGCCACCGCCTCGGTATCCATCTCGCTCACGGTGGCGTTGCTGTTTGTGATTGTCACCCCTTGGTCAACGATCTTGTTGCCCCTGGGCCATCCATCGCCACAACCATTGGGAACCTCGTCTTCGTAGCGGTAGTAGCTGACCTGCGTCGGCTCAAGGCAGATGGCCGGCTCCTGAGTCTTCTCGTTGTAGGCCGCTTGCGCCGTAGCCTCATCCGCCGGGTGCTGGCGGCCGTCCACGTAGAACAAGTCGCCCTCGAAATGTCCCGTGAACAAACCGCCATTGATGTTGACAGTGATGGTCCGGTTCTGCGGAAAATCCTCGCCACCCAGGATATGGATGGGATTCTCACCTAACCCCTGGGCGTTGGCCTCGTCGATCTGTTGCTGCCGCCGGGCCAGGGCGCAAGCCCGTTGCCTGCCGCGCCGCGCAGTGGCCTCCTGTATCTGAGTGTTCAGGGAGTCGATCTGCTTCTGAAGGTCGTCGGCCTTCTTGGCGTCCACCGGCACGTGGAACGGCGGTGCCCAGCAGTCCTTGACCTTCTTGAGGTGATTCACCTGGATCATCATTTGGAGAATGCTCAAGGTGAATTGCGAATCGTCGGCCCCATCCGGCAAGCCAGCCCATAGGTCCATGCCGCTGAGGACACCGATACCAGTGAGTGTGCTGCCCGTGACCGCCTTATTGACTTGCAATGTGGGGCAATTCATCACGGTGCCGAAGATCATCGGCCAGGCTTTGCCCACCATGTCTGCCGGCAAATAGGGAAATTGGCCCTCTTCGGCGCTGAACCCGATCTCCTTGTCTTCAAGCTGAGATAGGATCGTGAACTTGACCGTCCTGTCCCGTTCGCTCCAAGTGATCGGTGAACTCACTTTACCGCTGAACAAGAGGAACCTGTCGGCCAAGTCAAGGCCGGTGAAATACTGATAAACCCGTGCTGTCCGCTTGTGAACGTCGTGGCTGTCGAGAATCACCTTGATCGTGCCGTCCGTATCGTCGAGCGTGACGGCCAATTCCTGCGAACCGCTGCTGTTGCTGACGTTTACGACGTTATCCAGATCGCCGACCTCCACGATCCGGCCAGGGATCGTCCCTACCGTTCGGTCGGCATAGGTGGCCGTACTGCCCGCCACCCAATCCACCTCGATGATAGTGATGGGTTCGTTGCCGCAGCGCGCCGCCAGCTTCACCAATCCCGCTTCGGATATGCTTCTCACTGTTCGACTCCCTCGAACTCCAGATCAATCATCTGCGCCTCACCAATCGGCCAAGGGACAATCGCCGGTCCCGCCTTCTCAGGCGTGTCGAACTCGAACGGATTGCTCGTGAAGTTGCCGATCCACGTTCTGCCGTTGTGGTCAATGATCTTCACCGGCGAGGCGAAGTAGGCGAAGATGAAGGCCCGCAATTCCAGTCCCTTGTTGCGCATGAGGCGAAAGGTCCACTTCAGCTTCCGCCGATCGCCCTTCCGCTTGACATAGCTGTACCGCGTCCCATCCATCGCCGTCTTGCGAGTTACGGTTGCCGTCAAACCTTCTTGGTCGCTAAGTTGCGGATTGGGCAGCAACGTGGTGGTTTGCAGCGACGGATAGGGCGCTTGCAGCGTGAACATGGGAATCTCCTCGCCAGGCAGCAAGCTGGCACTAAGCCGGCACCAACTCGCCCTCGAACTCCATGCTGGCCGAGAAGCTGTCCTTGCCGTCCTGGACGACCGGATCGGTCGGCGTGGTGATGATGCCCTTCCAGGCCCGCCCTTCCCAGTCCAGCAGACCAATCTCCTCACCCAGGTGTGTTTCGAGGAAGGCGAGCAACCGCTGGGCTTGAACGCTGCGGAGGCCCGAGAAGGTGAGCACGAGGGTCTGAATCTTCGGCCAGATCGGGTCGGCGAAGACGATCAGCGTGCCGCCACGGGTCTCACGCAGGATGCGGTTGAAGCTGAGCCGATCCTTGTTGCCGAGGTTCGGTGCCCGCAGGACCACCGAATCAGTCACGATGCCTTCGGCCGGATAGAACAATTGGAACGGCAGCGCGACGTGCTCGGGCGGCCCGATCGTCACGGCCGGCGGCGTCGGCCCCGACCCCTCTCCCACGAACGGATGGTACTGATCGAGAACGCCCCGCGAGACAATGCTGTAGGTTGCCGCCTGACTGAGACCCAAGGCCGAAGCCGCCTCACGTCCGACGCTAACCAGGACCGCCGCCTCGTCGGCAAGACTCAAAGTGGTCTTGACCAGCTTGCACTTGTCAACCGCAGCCGATTGGCCGAGCGTCAACCAGTTTCCCGCCTCGCCGGTCGGATTCAGCCGGATTCTACCCAGCAGGTCCAAGATGCTCTCGGCCGACACGCTGACGGCGTTCGGCCTGACCAATACGGCCGAAGCCGATTGCGCCAGCGGAATTGACTGCTGAACGGTCGCCGTCAACGGCCGGGCAGTGCTCGCCGAATCCTGCAACCCCTCGTAGACCAGATAGAACGTGTCGGTCGCCTGATCGTATTGGTAGCTGACGGTCTGGATCGGCGTTTCCGCCGACAAGTACCACGGCCGCCCGGTCTGTTCCGCGTGCGACAGGGTAATGGTATTGGCGGCGGCAACGCTCCGCACCACCGCGACCTCTGCCCAATCCCACAGTGGCAACCAATCCCAGACCTCGACCTCAATCAGTTTCCCGCCCGTGGCACCGTCCAGCAGATCAAGTGTACTGGCTGCCGAGACAGTCCGCGTGACCGTTGCGCTGGCCGCCGATTCCAACGAGATCGCCGATTCGATGGCAACGGCAAGAATCTTCTGCGCCGTTGCCGCGCCGGTAACGACCAATGAGTCGGTTGCCGTCACCGGACGGACGGCCGCCGCACTGGCTGCTCCACTCGGGTTGACGACCGATTGGGCGTCCAGCGTCCGAACCGCGTTTTGCCCGGCCAGATCGGCAAGATCGAGCGATTGGGCCACCTCCAGGCCGAGTGTCAGGCCAACCGCCAGCGTCGAACTCAGACTGATCGGCGACTCAACCGCCAAAGTCCAGACCGTTCGCCCGGTGCTATCGGCCTCATCGACAAGATCAAGGGCGCTCTCCGCCGCCACTGCCCGCACGGCCGCAGCATCAACCGCCGCCACCGGCTCAACGACCGATTCAGCACCAAGGGCAAGCAAGGCCGTGCGGTCGGCCCCATCCGTCAACTCCAACGAGTCGGTCACCGCCAGAGTCCGCACGGCCGTCGTATCGGCCGCTACGGTCAGGTCGGCCGCCGACCCGGCCACAGCCGCGAAGACAACGGCCACGGAGGTGGCGTCTGCCAAATCGAGTGCGTCGCTGCCTGCGACACTACGCACCGCATCGGCAGCCGCCGAATCCGTCAAGACCAACGCATTGTCCGCCGCTCTGCCCAGCGAACAGCCGACCCCGGCCGCATCGGTCAAGGCAATCGCACTGGAAGCAGCGCCTCCACGAGCAACGCCCACGGCCGCTTGGCCCGAGACGGTCAAGGCGGACATGGCACTCGCGTAGATGATCGTTGCCCCGCCGCCGCCCTCTTCCTCGCCCAGTGCGGCGCGCATATTGCCGAGTAACGAAGCAACTGCGCCCAACCCGCCCGTCATGGTGCCCGTAGGCGGCTGTGGGGCTTTTTCAACGTAGGCAAGCTGCATCTTGCCCACGGGGCTGTCAATGCTGCCAAGCGCCCACCTGGGCGGAGCGTGCGGCGCAATCTCGGCATCACAGATTGCGGAGTCTACAAGCTCCAAGCCGCTGGTGGCGCTGACGTTGATGACGTTGGCACCTGCGGCACCGGCGATAGCCAGGACCAGGCTCCCAAGCCCCACTCCAAGCCGGCCACTTCGCGCCCCGAGCGCCGGGAGGGGATCATCCGCCCCGACGAAGCCAAGCTGGCAGTCCCCGAGTTGCCAATCCGGGCTGCCCATCACCCAGGCAGGCGGAATGTGCCCGACTATCTCGGCCTCGCCGTCCCCAGTCTGCTCAAGCGCCAGAACGCTCTCGGCCCAAAGATGGACAACCATTGGACCATCTGGACCGCCAACGCCAAGCAGCACGTTCCCCAATATCGCGGCTGGCACAGCGAGCCTACCGCTCATGTCATCCGTCGATGGCCATGAGGGGGCGTCACCGGCGAAAGCCAGCAGGATATTCCCCAACTGGGAATCAGCAATGCCAAGCCTGCTGGTCTGTGCCATTGCTTAGCTCTCTTCCCAATGGACCAATGCCAGCGATACGGCCGTTGAGTTGTTGTACCGATCCAGTGCGATTCCGTACTGCATCGGATAATGGTCCGTATACGTCGATACGGAGTACCACTGAATCCAGTGCAGACCGTCAAGCGAGTAGTAGTATCGTTTGTAGTCGCCGTCCAGCGCGAAGCGAAACCAGAAGAACCGTTGAGGCCAGATGTTGCGACCGCTAAATGATGGGGCCGATCCGGCTGACGTAGGAGAGTTGTACGGCACAAAATGGAGTGCGGGATACGCGGCGCTGGCGGTCATCTTCAGGCCCCACAGCGTGAACTCATTTGCCTCGCCGCCGCCGCCGTGGATGCAGATTCCACCAAAGAAATCAGCAGACGAAATACCGTTCATCACAAATGCCGTGGTGAGAATCGTCTTGCCTTCACCCAACGGGCGCATAATGCCGCGTACCTGGGGACTGTTTGTATCTTGATCCGGGTCCGAAAGAATCAAGACGCCCCCGTCGTAAGTCACAGTGGCATTGCCCTGATTGAACCACGTCCAGCCGGTCTGCGGCGGAGCCTTGAGCCGTTGGCATGGTCCGTACTTGTGCCAGGCCGCCCCATCGTCGTATTCCAGGTAGATGCCATCCGTTGGGATGAAAAGCCGCCCCTTGACTCCGGCCGCCGGCCTATTCGCGTAGAGGTCTGAGATAAAGCGATTGGCCACTCTGGCTTCCAGGCTTCCTTTGGTGAGGAGGTGGATCACGCTTGCGCCGCTGGCGTGTGTAGCCGCCGCCGTCCCTTCGATTCCGCGAGTAACGGTGAACGTCGTTCCTGCCACGCCGGTCACAAGCAGCAATTCCCCGTCGATCTTGATTCGGAAGTTGCCGCTTGTCGGAAACGCCGTTGCATCAGTCACCGTGCAACTCGTAGCGGTAGGCGTAGTGATCGCCGCCGACAACGTAGTGACAGCTTGATTGGAAAATCTCTCGGTCATTATGATTGGCTCCAATGCAGGACTGAGATACCGCTGTCAATGGAGAAATAGGGGGCCGATGAGGTGTAGCCGCCCATTGCCTGAACAGCGATCCCAATTTGGTCCGGGGTGAGATTGGTGGTCCTCGAATTGCTGGCCAACTGAGTCCACGTAACGCCGTTGACCGACATCGAGATGACTCGGTTCGTGGAATCATCTACGTACTTGATCCACACCAGCGGCGACTCGGAGAAGTGTTGATTGCTCGGCCAACCCGTAACGCTCGTTCCCGATGTCGCCGTAGCACTGGTGAAGTAGTAGCCGCGAACGTTCATGTCGGTGCCGCTTCCGCCAAGCCCATACACTTCCATCTTGCCGGACGCGGAATCACGGATGCAGAGTCCCAATTCCACGTAGGAGCTATAGTTGTAAGGGATGATGATTGGCAAGAAGGCCATCACCACTGTGAAGGGCGGCGTCGGGTAAGTCTTTAACACGGCGCGCCACAAGGCGCTGGTACTGACGGCCGCACAGAGATACATTGGGCCATAGGCGTTCGTGCAGGCGGACGTTCCCTGGTTGAGCCATGTTGGAAAATCGGCGGGCGCTGGGGGCGTCATGGGCCAGATCGGGCCGAACTTTGTCCACAATGAGCCGTCGTCACGTTCGATGAACGCGCCGTCGGTCGGCAGATAGATGCGGCCGGGCGTGCCGGCGGCAGGGCGATTAGCGTAAGTGTCATAGGCCGCCAGATCGTTCTGGTCGTGGGCGTCAAGTGCTCCAGCCGTAAGAACATGGTACACGGCCGTGCTGCTTGTGTGGGAAGCCGCTGCCGTGCCCTCTTGGCCGCGCACCACGGTAAGGGTCGTACCGCTGACGCCGGTGACCTTCATAATCTCGCTGTCGATCAGGATGCGGAAGTCACCGCCCGTGAAGCCCATTGTGCTGGCCACGTCAACTTCCGTTTCCGTGTCATCAAGGTCTTCGGTAAGTGTCGTGCTGGCAAGATTCTTGAATTGTTCAGCCATTACGATTCCTCCCAATGCAAGAAGGAGATGATTCGCGGGATTCCGTTCGAGGTTTTCCAACTATTGGCAAACACGCCAACCTGATCGGCCGTAAGAAAAGTTGTTCGATCCTGGGGGGCATGGACCGGTGTGAAGGCAATGCCATCGGAGCCTGCGATTTCCACCAGACGGGTCGTTCCGTTGTCCGTCATGCGAATCCACAACGGCACGAACATCGGGCAAGGATACTGAAACTGGTTCCCGGTAATCGTCGTGTAGTTCGTCCACTGGTCGTAGCTGAAATAGGTCGGATAGTTCTGCATCCCCCAGCCATAGGTGATGATCTTGCCGGAAGAGCTATCCCGCCAACACACGCCGAATTGGGCGTAATAGCCGCTGGATGTGTAGATTGGCGATTGAGGAAGAATGCAGGCAGTAATCGTGTAGGGAGTGGAAGGAGCGGATTTGACCAACAACCGCAGGTTTTCGCCCGACGATACGCTGGGCGTCGTCAGCACCATCATGCCACAAGTGTCCGCGACCGTCGCAGTGCCCTGGTTGACCCAGGTGAAATTGCCGCTGGACGGCGGCTTCATCCGATTCAAGGGAAACATGTTCCACACCGAGCCGTCATCCTGACCTACCATCCCGCTTGTGGGCAGATAGAGCCGTCCTGCCTGTCCGGCCGCATCGCGGTTGGCGATCGCGCCGACGGCGAATTGTTGGATGTCGCGCTGCGCCAAGGAACCGGCTGTCAGGACATGAAACACGGCAGCATTGGCGTCGTGACTGGCGGCGCTGGTCCCCTCTTGTGCCCGCATGACTGTGAAGGTCTTGCCCTGCACGTCCGTGACCAGCATGATCTCGTCGTCAACAATGATGCGGAAGTTGCCGCCGGTTGGGAATCCGACAGCCGACTTGACCGTCAAGACGAGATCGTCGTTGTCGATTGTCGCATCCAGCGAAGACAGGCCGCCGTTTGCAAATCGTTCGTAGGCCATCGTGATTCCTCACAAGGAAGTGAAAGAAAGGCCGAGTGGGGCCAAAAAGGACCCACCCGACCTGTGGCGAGGGAGTCTCCTGCTTACGCGCTGACGGTGTAGGTGACCTTCAACTGGTCACTGGCGTTGACCGGCACGTCGCCGGTGCCGAACAGCGCGGTAGCCCAGAGGGTGCCGCCGCTGGTGTGGTCACTCTTGTTCTGGGCGTTGGCGATGCCGCCCACCAGGAAAAGGCCCTTCACGGTGCCGCTGCCGGTGATGTCGAAGATCACCGGACTGGAATTGGTGACGGCCTGACTGGAGGCCGCGCCCTCGGTCCACTCGGGACGAGTGCTGCTGCTGCCGCCATTGCCGGCGTCGGTGTAGTCGGTGAACTCCGACCAGCCGTTGCCATTGCCGATGTTGGCGTATACATCCGTGGCGGCCAGGGCCGTGTAGCCGCTGTTGGAGATCATGCCCAACCACCAGGTCGTGACGGCCGAAACGCCGTGGAACATCACGTCCAGGAGCTTGTTCTTGCCCTCGTTGGTGATGCCGTTGGGAAACTCGTAGTGGCCGATCTTACGGCCGTCGCGGAAGTGCTCGACCACGAACCTGCCGCGCGGTTGAAGCTGGGTTTCCGCCTTGCGGGTGCGGACCAAGCTGCAACCCGCGCGATGCTCGACGCTCATTCGACTGACGCTCATGGGTTTTCCTCTCGAAGAATAAGGGTTACAGGGTCGCCGTGCCGCGCCGCAACTCACGTCGCAATTCCACGGCGATGGCCCTAGCCGTCTGGCGGCTAGTTCCGCCGCCGTTTACCGTCACGTTGATGTCACCGATGTTGGTGACGCTGCCGCCTTCGTTGCGATAGACCGGCTGGACGCCGGCATTGATGGCGGTCAATTGCGCGGCAAAGCGCCGCGCCGAGGCGGCATTGACGACCACCTCGCCAGGCGAGAGCATCGCCGGAATCACGTCCGTGCCAGCCGCGCCGCCACCGGCCAGAAACTTCCAGGCCAAGCCGCCCTTCGCGGCAGTCATCACCCCCGGTGTCGAGTATTGCAGGCTGCCGGCGGCCATCGCCGTGTCCCACATGGCGCTGGCCATCTCTTGAATCTGGCTGACCAAGCTAGTCATGTTGATCTCGGACACCTGCGAGAGGGCTTTTCCGGCACCTTCGGCACTGGTCTGTGCGCCATCCGTGCTTTCCTTCGCCTTACGGGCCGCCTCTTCGGTGGTCTTCAAGGCTTCCGCCGCCTTCAAGGCCCGCTCTAAGAGAGGCCGTTGGCGCATGGCCTCGTTCGCCGAGCTTTCCATCGCGTTCAAACCCTCGGTTAAGGTCTGGACTTGTTCTGCTGCCCCGACCATCCCGGACGCTTTCCGCAGGGCCTCGTCCAACGCAGTCTTGCTCTTCTCGCTCGGCCTGAGCACCCCGAGGTACAGGTTGTACGCTGCTTGCAGCTTGTCCAAATCGTCCGTCGAGACCACGGCACCCGGCGTCGTGAACCTGGCAGCGGCCTTCACCAGTTCCTCACGGGCTTGCTTGACTAGCGGGGTATTCTCGACATGATGCGTGAACATCTCCCATGTGCCGCCCAGGTCACGCACGTCCTTGACCCAGCCGACCGACACCCAATGGTCCAGGGCGGCGCTGACCTCGCCCTGGGTTAATTGCACGGCCTTATTCGCCGCAACCAAGGCGGCACGATTCTCGTTGAACTTGTTGACGATCTCGGTCGATCGCTGCAACTCTTGCGAATAGACGGCCATCGACTCCTCAGCCGTCATGCCCTTCGTCGCTTCCCAGAGCCTCGGGTTGCCTATCGTCGCCATCTGGAGCATGACCTGCACCGGGCCAATGCCTTTCTCGATCTCTTGGCGGAAGTCGGCAAAGGTCTTCGGGGATGCGAAGAGTTTCCCCACCTCGGCTTGCGAGACGCCGCCTTCCAGGGCCAGCGCCACGCGACGCTGAAGCGAATCGAAGGCCAACAGGTCGGCAACCTCAACCTTTTGCCCGCCCATCCACTCCTTCTGGAACTTGCCAAGGTTCTCGCTGAGCCGGGCCTGTTGAGCAGCCAACTCGCCGGGCGTCTTCACGCCATGCTTGTCGAACGCTTGCAGGTCCGCCAGGATGGCCTTCATCAGGCTCTTCATCGTGTCGAGCCGCTGCTGCTCCTTGGCGGCCTCGTCCGCCAGCTTTTGTGCCCGTGTGGCTTGCAGTTGCTCCAACTGCTTCTCCGCCCTGATCTGACCATCCATGTTCGACAGGATGCTGCGTTCCGCCTGGTACTTGAGCCAGGTGTTGTCCGTCGTCTTGGCCAGCGCCGTGCCCTCGTCCAGGTAGGACTTCGCCCGTTGAAGGACCGCCTGCGCGCGCTGCACGTCTTCCTGGGTCTGGGCGTTGCCGAGGGCCTTGAGACCCTGCGCTTCCAAATCCCAGCTTCGGCGCAATGTAGCGTCCGCCCGGCGCTCGGCATCCTCCTGCGCATAGAGCATGTCGAGACGATCCTTGAAGAGCTTGTCCGACGCTTGGTTTTCCAGCGTGACGCGCCGATTCTGCGAGTCCTGGACAATGCGTATCGCGGCATTGGCGGCGCTGCGGTAGGCGGCTACCACGCGCTCTTGCGAGGCCACAATCGACTGCATGGCCTGCCGGTCGCTCTCGATGATCTCCTTGTTCTTATCGCGCAGGTTGTCCAGGGCCTTGAAGTAGTCTTTGCGAATCACAGCCGAGCGGTTCTCCCAGCTACGGTTTTCCTCCGCCATCTTCTTGGCTTCGGTCTCCCGCAGAACGCGCAGTTCCTCTTCCTTGTTCTTGAGGTATTCCAGGGTCGCTTTTCGCTGCTCGTCCGACAGCCGGCGGGTCTCGTTGATGGACTGCGCCGTCGAGTAGGTCACTCCGCCAGCGAACAAGGACAAGGCAGCCGTGATGCCCAGCAGGGTCCAACCAATCGGACCCATCGACAGATGCGCCAAGGCGAACGCGCCGGCCAAGATGGTTAGCGCGCCGGCGGCCGGGATGGCAGCCATCGCAATCGCCTGGATCGCGGACGACATCCTATCGGCCCCTCCCGCAAACTGCATCATCGACCCCAAGGCGTGCGTCAATGCGCTGCCCATGTCCTGCGTCAAGTCGATCTTCAGCCGATTGATTTCGCGGGTCAGCTTCTCCGCGTCCGTGCTGATGAACTGCCGGTAGATTTTGTCCAGCATCTCGGGCGTCGATATTGCCATCGCCTTCATGGCCTCTTCGACCTTCACGGCCCCTTCGCCGGTCAGACGCAGTTCGGCCGTCAGGGCGCGGACATTTCGGAACGACTTGGCGATCTCAGAGGCCATATTGTCCGAGGCTTCGGCGACCGCTTGCAGGGCACCCTGGAAGCCCTTGGCCTGGACCACCTGCTCGGCCGAAGAGAAGCCCAGTTCCCGGATGACCTTCTTCATGTCCTCCGAAGGCTTCAGGAAGGCGGTCATGGCCCCGCGCAGGGCCGTCACCGATTTGTGTGCGTCCATGCCACCGATGGTCATGGCGATCATGGCGGCGTTCAGTTCATCCAGGCTGACGCCCAACTGGGATGCGATGGGAATGACCTGTCCCATCGTGTCCGCCAGTTCCTTGCCGCGAACGTGCCCCAAGTTGATCGTGGTGAAATACTTCGCGGCCACCGCGTCGGCCTGCTCACTGGCCATGCCGAAGGCATTGAGCGTCCCGGTAAGCAGCGTGGTGGCGTCCTGGAAATCCATGACGCCGACCTTGGCCAGCTTCATCGCTGCTGACATTACGTTGGCGCGTTCCGACATCCCCGAAAACTGGTCTGAAATGGTCTCGTACAGGCCCTCGGTGGCCTGCGCCAATGGAATGTTGAACTGCTTAGCGAATTGGGCTGCCTCGGCGGTCAATTCACCGAAGCTGCCACCGAGTTTCGGCGCAACGGTCTGGACCTCGGCGATCCGCCGTTGGAACTCAATCGACTCCGTGACCGCCTCGTGCAAGGCGTCACGAATCTGGCTCATGGCACGGACGATCATCTGGGTCATTACGACCCGCGCCAAGGTCTGCCAACTAATGGTCAGCCCTTTGATCTTCTTGTCGGCATCGTCCGCCCCGCCGGCCACGTCCTTGCCCGCCTGCCCGCCTTTGTTTCCGGCATCCTGCAACGCCGCCCCGGCCGTCCCCGCCGAGCCACCGAGTTGCGACATCGCCTGGTTGGCCCGCTGGATTTCCTCGCTGACGCCGGACGGCAACCAGAGAGACGAGGTTGCCGCCGCTGCCGGCTGCGCGGCCGGTGTTGCCGCCCCGCCGCCCATCTTCGACATGGAGGTGGACAGCCGCGAGGCCGCCGACGCCATATCCTTCATGGTCTGTAGGGCACTGGCCGCCTGGCTATTCCAGGCGTTCATAGTCGTGCCGAACGTCTGGAAGGCGTTGCCGGCAGTTTGCAGCGCATTATCCAATCGCTGAAGTTCGCGCAAGGCGTCTTCGACACTGAAGCCGAGTTTGTTGACGATCTCGTCGGCCATCGCGGCACCTTGCTAGGACTTCACAGGCACGACAACGACATGAGGCTTGACTGGTAGCAGGTCCACGTTGTCGGCAAAACGCAGGAACGCCCTGGCACCAACGGCTTGGAAGTTGTAGGGGCCTTCCTTCAACACGCGATAGAAGAGCGTGGGGTCGGGTTCGACGTTGGCGTTGTGGTACTCGTTCCATATCAGCCACGGCAGCGACGTGCTGTAGGTGAAGCTGTACTCGCCGGTCTGCTTGTCCGCCGTCACCTTGCCGTCGCTCGCGGTTTTGCCCATCCCGGTGCGGTCGATCCGGCTGGTGAACAGACCGTGAGCCGCATTGACGGCTGCCGGCGCGACGGGCAAGGAGTGGCCGATCGCATTTGCCAATTTGACGAACGTCGCCCGCGATGCCCCGCTCCACACCGGAATCTCCGCCAAGACCGCCTCCAGCCACGCCATAGCCGCCTGAGCGATCAAGTCGCTCATGTGCCGGTCGAGTGCGTTGCGGTAGGCAGCCACGTCGATGCGTGGCATGGAGAACCGAGCGGTGAACTTCATGGTCAGGAACCTTGCTCCGAAGGCCGAGCGACCGAAGGCAGCCGCGCCCCCATCAGCCGCGCCTCATGCTCCACCTCGTCGTGACCCCGGAGTTGATCGAAGGCGACGATCAAGGCTTGCGTCTCGACGCCGCACTCGTCCCAGGAGGGTTTGACTTCCGGCGGCCGGACACCTAGCCGTTCGCAGGCCCGCCAGACAGCGAACTCGGCTGTTCGCTCTGGGGCGAAGAGAACTCTTCGGGTACTGGCCCCTGACCACGCAGAAAAACCTCTCGTGCCTTTTGCAGCTTGGCCTCGTCCAAGGCGTTCGCCTCCAGGACCAGGGCCAACACGCGGTTGCACTCCACCTGGGTCAAACCACCGATTTTCAGATCGTCCTCCCACTTCGCCCAGGTGCGAGGGTCATTCTCCTTGACCGTATCCCACTCGATCTCGCTGGAGGCTAGCGACTTGACGACCATGTAGCCCAGCCGCTTCTTGGCCCACTCGCCCAAGACTTGCTGGTAGGTGGGGTCGGTCAGGTTGGGAATCCAACCCTCCTTGGTGAACTTGCCCGGCGGCTTTGGATAGGGGCACAGGGCCTCGAACTCGCTCATGTCAGGCAGGCCCTTGGCGCGGAAAACGATCTCCTGGTCGCCGCGCGGCAAGACCAAGAGCACTTCGTTGGAGAGTGATTTGGGGTCGATACCGGCAATCTTCATTGGCTTGTCCCTCGCTCAAAAGGAAAGAGAAAGTTGCGGTGCCGACACCGGTGTCGGCACCGCACAAACTGGTCTTACGGCCAGCAAAACCGCCCTCACGGGGGCGGGGAGTCGTCCTAACTCGCGCGAGTCACGATGGGTTCAATGACGTTGCACTTGCCCGTCACGGAGATCGTGGCATCTTTGAAGTTCACTTCGCGCGTTTCCGAACGGAAATCAGGGAAGAGCGTGGTTTCGCCCTGCGTCGTGCCGCAAGGCGGAACGTGTTCGACCTCGATCGCCACGGCGTAGGGTTCGCAGGGGTCTTCGGCGTAGGTGATCCACTCCGAAGCCGCCCCGATCCCCTTCAGCGCGTCCATCGGGCTGATGTTCTCGCTGGTGCCCGTGGTGATGTGCTCGTACACGCTGTCCCACTTCACGTCCATCGGGACTTCCTTGCCCTCTTTCACCGTGTCCAGGTTGTCCCGGTCGAGCAGATAGTTGTACTCGTTGTGTTCGGTGTAGGTGATGTTCCCGTCACCGATCTTCACTTCGAGCAACTGCGACTGGAACGTGATCTCAGCGTCCGTGTCATAAGTTCCGGCCCCGAGCGCGGGGCTGAACGTGATGTCGGTCGTCAGGTGTTCGTCCGTCCCGTCCTGGACACGGGCCGTAACGACGTGGACCATAGGGGTGGTCTCGCCGTCGATCGTGAAGCGAGCGCCCACGGGGACTTTGTGGGTGTGCCCGCCGACCGCCGTGGGAATACTGACACTCGACACCTTGCAAGAGGTGTCATCTTCGGCCACCGCCGTCTTCGACGGCGTGAGGGTCTTGTTGCCCAGCGCCGTGCAAGGAAAGACGCTGGGGTGCGCCCCCAGGCCATCCTTGATCCGCACGGTGCAATCGCGCAGTTCGATGCGAGCCATGTTCGGTATCTCCTGTGTTTATTGGTTGGTGGAAATCTCCATCCGGTAGCGAGCGTCTACCATCGACTGCTTGATCCGGTCGGTCGGATTGACCTGTCCAAAGTGCATAACGCGGATGGCGTCGTTGCGGCCTTGGACGGGCGAGAGGCAGCCAATAAGCGCGTGCTCGTCGTCTCCCGGTTCTTTTCCGTACTTGTAGACGGCGATGGCTCCGTCCATTGCCTCATGGAATGCGCCCATCTTCTGGATGATCGCGTACTGGTTCTTCGACTCTTCGTAGCGACTGAGGAACAGCACGTTCACAATCACTTCGAGCTGGAAGTAGTTGTGACTTAGTTCCTTGGTGAACGGTCCCGTGATGCGTATTTCGCACCGATCCGTGGCTTCCATGATCTCCGTGGTCCGGTCGTCTAGTCCTTCGACCAGAACGGGAAGCCGCTGGCTTTGCGCCACCTGCTTCAAGAAGGTGGCTACGGATGCGAACACCCAGCGCGCCCAGTTGGGATTGGCGGACATGGCTCACATCTCCCCCGTGGCTTGCGAGGCCAGGGCCAGGGTGCTGTCGGCCGAAGGATCGACAATCGACCCGGCCACGCCCAGACCCTCGCCCGGCAATTCCTTGCCGGTGATGATGTACGCCACGTCGAACTCGTACTCCTCGAAGGTGTCAATAGCGTACTTGCGGCCGTTGTAGGCCAGCCAATCACTCTTGTGCAGCACGAGACTCGGGCAGTCGCGCCGCTCGATGATGAACAGACGCTTGCCCGACTCGAAGCCGCCGCCCGTGACCATCTGTTTGTTCGCGGAGATCAGCGAAATTGACTGCTTCACTTCGCGGCTCAGAGTCACAGGTAGGACGATGGCCCGGTGAATCCGGGTTGCCGTCTTTGTCCGGGTCACTTCGCCGGTCTTCGCATCCGTAGTCACCACGCCGTTCTGGTAGACCATGACGCTGCCGCCGTACTGACGCTTCAGCGCGTAGAGCACCCGCCGAATCTGCCGGTTCAATCCGTAGATGGCGGGATACGTCATTGGCGTTACGATTCACCTATCCAGGGCCTTCTCCAGCCGCTCCATCATCATAGTGTTCTGGGCGATCACGTCAGCGCAGCGTTCGATGAGCGGCATCAACACGTGCCGCTGCTCGTCTTCGAGCTTCACGATCCGTCTGTTCATGCGACACTCCCGGACCCAGCCTTGCCAGAGAAGGAAGGCCACGACCATGACGAGCGGGCCGTACTGCTTGAGCACGGTCACTGCATCGGCAAACGTATCGGCTTGCGCGAAGAGCAGATAATCCATGAGACATCTCTGTCCGCTCGGCGGCAGTTGACGATAGAAAGGCCGCCCGTCCGGGTGTTGGCCCGGACGGGCGACCGCAACTCGCTCACAGGACTAGCCGAGCACGGGCACCAACAGGCTGCCGTTCAGAACCGCGATCCCCGCAAGGATGTCGCAGTTGACGACCAGGCCGCCCGCGTTGATGTCGTACTGGGCCAAGACCCGCATGGTGATGCCGTTCATGTCGGCGTGCCCAGCCATGACGCCGGCCTGCGTGTTCGGCAGGGCCAGCGGACGGGTGACCAACGCCAGGGCGTCCCGGTGGAACGCCAAGTTCATCGCGCCGTAGGGGCCAGGGAACGCCGCAGCGTCGTTGGCGACGGCCTTCTCCAGCGGCCGATCCAGGTACACCGTGCAGGATGCGCCGGCGTCCTCGGACTCGATCACCGTGTAGGTGTGCCGAGCGCTCGGGGTCGCGCCGAAGGCGAGCAACTGCCCGACCTGCGGGGCCTTGCCGGCGGTGTAGCCATCCAGGACGATCCCCTCGCTGTAGCCGGCCGCGTAGTCGGCCGTCGAGGCGCACGCCTTGATGCGCGTCGCCACGGCGTTGTCCTCGGTGGCGTACTTGAGGGCCTCGTTCAGGGTGAAGTACGCGGCGTCGGTCGCCACGCACCACGTCGGCTGGTCGTTGCCGGCGATGTTCACGAACTCACCGGCGGCCGGAGCCAGCACCGAGGTGATGTGCGTGCCGGCGGCGGTGCCCGCCTCAAAGGGGTCCGTGACCGGATCGCTGTCGGTGTCGGCACCCGAAAGGACGCAGTTGGTGTTCTGGTCCATGTAGGTGTCGAAGCCAAGGATGCGGCCGAGGATGGCGCTTTGCAGGGCGTTGCCGCCGTCGCCGCGCTCATTGGCCTTGAGGAACAGGTCGGTCTTAAGCATGGCCGTCTCGCTCGTCGGGGCCATGACCAAATTGCGGCCGTCGTTGGGGCACTTGGCGACGTTCAGCTTCTCGCGGGCGTCCAGCACGCAATCCTTGGCGGTGCTGGCCGACAGGCCGCTCAGCTTGCCCACGCGGCTGGCGGGGCCGCCCAGGTAGGCGTGGACTCGGCCCAGCAGGGCGCGATCGACGCCCTCGGCGATGGTCTTCATCGCGGGCTGGAGGTAAATCTGGCTCAACTCCTGGAAGGACTTGCTGCCTTCCCCGTCGCGGATCACGAAGGACGAGTAAAACCACTGGTCCAACGGCACTTGCACGTTGGTGGCCACGGCGTCCTGCTGCACCAGGTTGGTGCCGTCCTTCTTGCGGCGAATCTTGAACTCGCCGGGCCGGCGGGTGTTCACTACATCGCCGAACTTGGCGACCTCGTTCTCGAAGTCGCGGTTGACCAGTTGGGCCATGACCAAGTTGCCGTTCAACAGGGCCAGGCCCTCGCGCGCCCACAACTCGGGGATGAAGGCGTCCAGGTCGTTTTCGTAGCAAGCCGTGAACGGCTGGCTGAGGTACAAACGATTCATTGCTGTTCTCCAAACTGTTTCGTGTGACCTCTGCTCACCCAAGGCGAGTCACCACGACCCGCCGCATGAGAGCAGACCTTTTCATACCGGCCCCTGAGAGCGTTAGCGGCCCTTGGGCGAAGGTCTCAATCCGAGCAATTCAGGGTGCTTGGCCCGGATTTCGAGATACTGTTCCTGCGTCATGTTGCGCAACTGCGCCGCAGTCAGTCTGCCGCCTTGACCCGGCGAAAGGCCGCCGGTAGCCGTTCCCGCGCCGATGCCCGAGACTACGCCGGACTTGAAGAGGTTGCCCCATACGTCCGGCGTGTCTTTCATCTTCTTCACGGCGTCCTCGGGAGTGTACGCCTTGGTCTCCATCTCGCCCGTGGTCGTGTTGAGCGCCTGCATTTCGACCATCGGCTTATACTTGCCGGTCAACTTGCCGGTCTTGGAGTCCGTCTCCTCGATCATCTTCGTCTGTAGGCGAAGCAAAGAGACGACTTGTGAAGGGCTCCACGCCTCGTGTTTCACGGCGGCGTCCTGGAGCGCCCGTTCGATGGTGGAATCACGGTAGAGCGTCTCAAAGTGAGCCGCCTTCTTCTCCGTCTCCTGTATCTTGTTGGCGTAAGCCTCCTCGATCTGTTTCTTTTCCAGGAGAAGCTGTTCCTCCTTGCTGCGCAGTTGGCCTTGCACCATTTCCAGGTTGGCTTGCAGGGCCTTACGCTCCTGCTCCGTGAGACTCTGGCTGGCCAGCAAGTCCTGGTACTGCTTCTCGGTCTTCTTGAGGGCATCTTCCAGCTTGCGGCGGTCGGCCGCCACAATCCGGTTCACGTCCTCCTGCGTGAAGGTCTTGCCAGCGCCCGCGCCAGCGGCCCCCGCGCCGGTCGCCGCGCCGGCCCCAGCACCAGCATCCGCACCGGCCCCAGCGCCAGCAGCGCCAGCGCCAGCACCTTCGCCAGTACCCTCGCCCTCGAAACACGCGGACCACGGACGGGACAAATACAGAGAGATAGACATGCGACGCACCTTTAGCCCGGACAGGATGGATCACAGACGGTTCCGCTTAGCCCGGTTTCGCGGGTCTGACCCGGCAATGGGCCGGTGTAAAAGGGAGCCAGGGAACGCCCCTAGCTCAGTCGTGACAACTTGATGGCGTCCGAGTCGCGTAAGAAAGGCTTCAGCAGCCGCCACGCGGCGCAACTCGGAACCATGTTGATGATGTGCTCGATGGGCAGTTGCGACCGCTCGTAGCTGGTCTTGACCGCCCCGTAGCCCATCGCGCTGACGGCCAGATTCTCCAATTCCAACTCGGGGTCTTTGCCGTCCAGCAAGGCGTGGGCAATCTCGTACTCGGCCAGCCGGATGGCGTCGGGAACCTCCGTGTCGGCCCCACGCGGAAACTCAAGCGGCTGACTGGCCTCGGCCGCCCTGATCTGCTCCTGCGTGGCGGATGGGTTCGCCTGCAAGAGCGTATAAACGCTGTGCTTGTGGCCTTTGTAGTTCAAGGCGTCGATGATCTGCGTGGCCGCCCAAAGGGCCTTCGGCCGATCGGCTGGATCGGCGTTAGTCCAGGCGCTCTCATGGAGACGCGAGGCGAAATAGGAGTCAGCTTCGGTCAGCGTGCCGTAGTAGATCATGCCCAATCCGTAATGCGGTGAATCCGCCAAGAGTTCAAGCAACAGCGCTGTGACTCGAAGCTCTGGAGGACCAAACTCTCCAAGTACCTCGCAATGAACCTGCGTGCTCTGGATGCGGTCGGTGTTGCCCCGGCCCAATACCTCCGAGCCGAGAGATGTGACATGGAGCCCAGGAACGAACCACTCGCCCAAAATCTCGGCCTGGACCTGAGTAGCTCGAAGGGCAGCAGCCTCGGCGGCACTCAATATCTCCGAAGAAATCGCCGTGACCCGAAGTCCCGGAACGATTGGTTCACCAAGAACTTCACACCGAACCTGAGTTACTCGAACAGCGGGTTCCTCGACAGAACCCAACACCTCCGAACTCAGTACAGTGACCCGAAGTCCCGGAACCGTCGGCTCGCCAAGAACTTCACATTGGACTTGGGTCGCTTGAAGGCCATCGTTTTCCCCGTGGCCCAAGACCTCCGAATCGAGCACAGTGACTCGGAGCGTCGGAACAACCTGCTCACCGAGGACTTCGCACTGGACCTGAGTCGCTTGAACGCCATCAGTAGCACCGCGTCCCAGGACTTCTGCACGAAACGTCGTGACGACGCCCGCCGGAAGGACGTGCTCACCAAGTACCTCGCACTGGACCTGCGTTACGTAAGTGCGGTTGGTCGCGCCACGCCCCAACACTTCGGCGGCTGCGCGAGTGGCGTTGAGCCTTGTCGTAGCGCCACGCCCGAGGATTTCCAGTGCGGCACGAGTTGTGCGAAGGCTCATACATGCTCAATGCCTATCTGCATGGCCGCGATCTCGGCCGGCGTCCACAATGCGCCGGTTGCCGGATTGTACTGAGCCAAAACGGGGAAGACCTTGTATCCCGTGCCTGTCACCGTGAAACTGCCGCCAGGCGTCTCAGAGGCCCCCGACTTGACCAGTGGCCGCAAGCCCTGCGGGGTCGTATCAGTCACCCGAGCATCCGCATTGAGTTGCACGCCCTTGATATTGGCGTTGATGCGCGTGCAACTGGTGACGCCATACAAGTCCTTGTTGCCAGCGGTCGTCGAGTACACGTAGTCTGTGTCGTCGTTCGACGGGTTCTCGTCCACGCACGCGGCATTGTTGGTTCCAGTGCTCGGCGTCCAGTTGCTTTGGGCATTCGAGTTGGGAAACACGGCCTCGACGATCTGGCTGCCGAGAAAGTCGTTGTTGTCGGGTCCAGTCGTGTCCAGCACGTACACGTCGTCGAAAGTGACGTAGATCGAGACCGTGCTGCCGTACCAGCCTCGGAATTGCACGCGGTCAATCAAGCCGCTGCCGCTGTTGCGTGTATCAATTCCCGACGCCGAGGCAACAGTTGCTCCATTGACGCGAACCTCGTAGGCTCCGTCCGAGTCGCCGATCGTCACCTTGACTTCAACATAGTACCACTGACCAGCGGCGATGGTGTTTGCCGCGCTTTCGCCCGGCAGAGTCGTACCGGCGCGGTTCAGGCGGATAATGCCCGAACCAACGACCTGGAGGCCCACGTGATACACTGACTCGCCTTCGTAGAATCGCAGAATGTCGTAGGGATAGCTGATGCTGTCAACCTTCAGCGCGAAGCCAACAATGACCGTAGCCGTTGGTGCAAAGGCGGGCGTCGAAAAGCACAACACAGGCGCTGTCAGCCGAAGTGAAGCGGCAGTGCCAAAGAAACGCCCGGCCGATAGGTTGGCACCGCCAGCCGAAAGGTCCAACGGCGCTGCGTATTTTCTCACCAACAGCGCAGCGACATTGGCCCCAACGCCGCCCATCGTCTCAAAACCTTCGATCCAACGCAGAGCCATAGCTGCCGTCCGTCAGGTTCACTGAATCTTGGTTCCCCGGCCGCGCACGCGCCGGGCCGTGGTGTCCCGCAAGTCGGTATTGCGACTGGCGGCCTTCTCATTCGAGCCGGCGTTAGGATTGGCCGAAAGGTCCGGGACGCCGCGCGCCGCCGCATCGCCCTGTCCACCGCCCTCCATACCTTGGCTCTCGGCGATACGCTTCAGTCGCTCGGCGTGGTCGTTCCGGGCCGCCAGGTATTCCTCCTCATCAAAGCCAAGGGCTATGGAACTCGTCTTCTCGCCGACCAGTCCGGCTTGCGCCGCGAGGATGATCGTCTGCGGATCGCTGTTCGTGTAATGGGCGCTGTCGATCTCACGATTGATCGTGCTGAGGTCTTCCATGCTGATCTTGCCGCCCAGCAGCGCTTGGACGATGCCTTTCGCCAACTCCCGCTTCACGCGGCGACCGGGGACGGCAGCCATGAGCTTCTGCAAGTCCTGCGCTTCTTTGATGCGGTCGGCGTCCGACTTTAGGCTGTACCGCTCAGGATACTTGACCGTCGCCACTTCGCGTTTGTTTGACTTCCGCTCCTCATAGGCGGCCCAGAACTCGGCAATCTGCCGTTCTGCACTCTCCAACAACAGGCCGATGTAAGAGAGTCCGGCCTCAAGACCCTGGTTGTCCATCGCCTTCGACTCGGCGGAAACCCGCACCGCCAGGCTCGACACGGCCAGGTTGACCAATTCGCGGATGTCCCGCTTGAGCCGATCCTGCAATTCCAGGCTTGCCCGCAGCGGCTCGGCCGAAGGATTGATGAAGGCCGGCGGATTCATCCCCTTGTCATAGTAGCGGCCGTGGGTCACGCCGATCTGAACGTCCTCATCGGCCGCGCCCTGACCGCCGCTGGTGGCCGTGCCGTCCGCCGTGGCAGCAATCTTCAAGTGCGCGCCCTTGGCCTTCAAGTCGCGCTGCTCGATGTAGAAGGGGAAATTGCTCCGCAAAGCGTAATTCACGTCGCTGGAACCGAGGTTCAACAACGCGATTTGCTGCTGGCAAACGTCCTCAATCAGGCTGCCGCCAATGTCCAAGAGCACGAACGGAATTCGGTCCAACTCCAACTGGATTTCGCCGCCGGGATTGCCGTCTTGATCGACCGGCTCTTTGTTGAGGTTGTAAAACTGCAAGTGGACCCTGCCTGTACTCGGGTCGATACGCAGGTAACGATACCGCTGGACCGTAATGGTCGGCAGCAAGTTTGACGGGTCGTACTGCGTCGTCGTGTCACGAAGCAGTAATGCCTGAAACTCGGACGGGGCTTCCGGCTTCGAGCAGGTCCAGGAAAGGATGTCCTCAATGTCGTATTTGTACAGATACGGTGACGGCCGGCGAACGGCTGCCAGCGTGGCGTCGGCCGGCACGAACGGATGATCGACGTACACGCCCACCCGGCCCATGACCAGCAGTTCGGTCAAGACCTTTACGCCCAGGAAGGCATTCATGGTCGAGCCGCGATGGTCTACGCCGAGGTTGTTGCCGTTGACGGCTGCCTGGTATACGTCGCTGCCGCCCTTGCGCACTACGTCCCTGAGCCGCTGGTAAATGGCGTTGCGGATGTCGTTGATCGCCGCCTTGGCGAAGGCCGGGACAGGAGTGACGTTCTTGCGGGTCGTGAAGTCCGCCGAATCCTCGCGGTTGGAAAACCGCTCTAGGTACATGTCGCGGAAATTGTCGCCGCCCTCGTAGGTCCGCCGCCACTTCTCCCAGTCCGTCATGCCGGAGAGGTAGCCGGGGTGTCGGCTGTCAACCAGGGTGATGGTTTGCTCGGCCATGACGACTCTCTCGCTAGGTGACTTTGCCGACGTTCTCGCCGATGCCGCCGATAGGCGCGAGCGCCAGACCGAGGTCGGCATAACACAAGGAATGAGCGAAGTGGTCCGCGCCGACGTTCACGTACTCGGCCGCCATGTTGCCCGTCTCGTCCTTCTTGTACGTGCGCACCAGGTTCTTTATGTGCTCGCGGTACTCGAACGTCACGTCACGCGGCAACAGGATGCGTGGTGGATTGTTCTTGAACCGGCCCATCGTACAACCCAGCCAGTTCGTGCGATCTACCCGAGCCATCGGAGCGCCGGTGTCCTCCTCCGAAAGTGCGATCTCCCGAGCCACCTTGCCGCGCCGATACTGCGTCAGCCAGGCGTAGCCGCGAAACCTCTTGGCGAAGCGTCGGGCGTCGTTGATGTACGGGTCCGCGTCCACCACGCAGGCCAAGACCTGCCACTCCCGCATCAACTCGTCCAGATAATCCCAGCCGTTCTCGCTCTCTCCGGGGAACTTGCCGAACCACAATAGCTTGCCGATGGCCGCCGCATTGATGTCGTCGCCAGGCGCTCGGTCGAACAACCACTCCACGACCGAAACGTAACAAGTCTTCCCCTGGTCCACGCCCATCGTTATCAGCCGGTCGCCGCCGAGCCGTGGGCGCGTGTCGTTGATCGAGTGCCCTTTGATGCAGTTCTCGATCATCTCGTCCGTGACCTGGGCACCCTCGCCGATGAACGGCACGCCCAGCTTGCTGCAATGGAACTCCGTCGCCGCCGCCTCATCGCCCAACCCCCGATGGTAGGCGATCACCAATTCGCCAGGCGTCACCGTGGACGAATAGAGCTGGTTGATGTAAAAGCCCCGTGATTCCTCAGCCGAGACGTGCGTTTCGGTTGCCTGCCACTTGCCACCAGCCAGGAACTCCGCTTTGGCCTCATGGTCCAGCTTGCTTTTGCACTCCTTGCACTTGAGGAACGATTCCTTGCAGCGAGGGTCGTTGACCGACTCTCCGATGATCTCCACGCAATCCGGCCAGATGAGTTCTGTCCATCGACCGCAGTGCGGGCACCGAAAACAAAAGTGCTCCTGGGTGCTGGTCAAGTACAGTTTGTGGATGCCGTACTTGGGCACGGTCGGCGTCGAGATCGCCAGGATGTGCTTCTCGACCTGTCCCGACAACCGCTCCAAGGCCAGCCACACCGCATGGGTGTCCATCTCGTCCAGTTCGTCCAGGACCAACTCGGACACGGGGATGGACTTCAGGTTGCTGTCGCCACGGCTCCCACGGATGTAAAGGACGTTCGTGCCGGTCGATTTCAACCCCACGGTGTTCGTATCGACGAACAAGTCTTTCAGGTACGGGCTGAGTTTCAGGGCAGTGGCAAAGCGGGCCTTGGAAAAGTCGCTCGCGTTCAAGCTGGTCGGCAGGACATAAAGCACGTCCCGCTTCAACTGGTCGAGCGTGAAGAATGCCCGGTTGATCCCGGTCTCCGTCACGCCCAACTGGGCAGCCTTCATGGCGACCGTCCAGGCCGCCTTGCTGTCGTGAATCTCGCGGCACCACGGGTGACGGGCAAAGCTGTAAGGACCGTCAAAAGGCGATCCCATCACCCGACGATGCTCGGCCCAACGACTGCACGACCGCAGGTTGTAGTTCCGAAGTTCCTCCTGACGAAATCGCAGCAGGTCGTCCAATAGGCTCATAGCTGAGCATCATGGTGGTTTATTGAGGTTGCATCGCGGGTTCGCTTGGGACAGCGGGGAGTTGCACGGCAAGTGCGGCTCGCTGGTTGCTTCGGCGTTCGCCCCGGTGCAACCTCGTGGTTCGTTCTCGACGGCGTGAGCCAACGACCTGCACCGGCTTCGCTTCGCGTGTCGGTTCCGGTTGGTCCGGGCAGTTCCGACAACGGCGCGCCATGACTACTCCCTGCACCCCCAACCCTTGCGGACGATTACTAACACGTCGCCCGCATTGTTCGTGCGAAGCGGATTGCGTCCGCACAGGTAGAAGATGTATGTCGGCGTTGCCGTGACGCCGTATTGCCGCGCCATCGCCGGATTCTCGTCCACGTCGTAGATGCGAACATCGACGCCCGCCGCCTCGATCTGCGCCACCAACGGCTTCTGCTTCTTGCACGGGCCACACCACGACGCCGTGAAGACAAGCAGCACGGGCCGCTGGCAAGGACCGTTGGGCAGTGCCGGCGCTTGTGGCTGCTCGCAGCCGACAAGCACGCAAAGAACGACCAAGGCGAGAAACAAGCGTCGAATCATCGTCAGGTTCTCCGATTCTCGGGAGGCTCGCACCAGCGTGGCGAGAGTCGCCGGAGAATCGGCCCCACGTATGACCGCAGGGCCGAACCATTTCCCGCCAGCCCATGATGCACGTCACCCGAAGCGGGGAGCGGTGCGGCCGGTTTGTTGACTTACGACTTGGCCGGAGCAGAAATCGAATCGGCCGGGGCACCCTCGATCTCGGCGATCTTCGCCTTAATCAGGGCCATCCCTTCGGGCGTGGCGAGCTTTTTGGCCAGCACGTTCTCGTAGGTCTGCTCCAGTTCCTTTTCGATGGCGTCACTGCCGGCTTCGACCAGTTTGGCGACATCGTGAATCTTCTCCACCATGTCTTGCACGTCGCCCACGGCAAAGTCTTCCAGCAAGGCGGGGAGCAGTTTCAGCCCATTGTCCCGCAGCTTGGCGGCGAGGACTTGGGCGGCGCGCTTCTTCGCCATCAGTTTCGCATTCACGTCGAAGAGGCGTTTGCCGACTTCACGGCCAACCAACACGGCGACCACGGCGGCCAGAATCCAGATCACAACGGTGGGGTTCATCTTTTCTTCTCCGGTTTTCGAGGTGGCTGTCGTAGGACAGCAGAATGGTCAGGAAACAAGGGAAACACCGCAACAACGAGACGCGGCTACTTCACGCGTGGATGCAGCTTGTCGTACAACTGTCGGCCGTAGCCGCTGCTAAGGCCGATAAGTCCGCCAGCAACGCAAAGCAAGGCCAAACCCCAAGGCGGCAGATCGGCCTGCGGCTCCGGCTCGACGTTCGGCGGGCCGTTGTTGTCAAGCGGCTGCGGCTCAGGGTCCGGCTGCGGCTGAGGATTCGGCTGAGGACTTGGCTGCGGACTCGGACAAGGGCACCGGCGATCCATTTCCCGCCGCCAAGGCAGAACCGGGCGAAGGCCCTCGGCGCTACTGACCGCGCCAGCCAATGCGCCGTTGAGTCCGGCCGCCGTCATAGGCAGGTTTTTTCCGGCCGCCTCGTAGACCACGCTGCCGTCCGACTTCTGCATCCGCACAGTCGGCAGACCCTTCACGTTGCTGGCGTAGCGAGCCTGATAGATGGCCGTGTTGGTCGTGACCGGGCAGAAGTGAACCTGATTCTTCAGCTTCTTCAGGCTGGCGTTGGTGTTGAACCAACCCACGATCTCGTTGTAAAGGGGATCGGTCGCATTGCCGACCACACTGACGTACCACTTGCCCTGATCGTTCGGCAGGTTGATGATCCGCTCTTCGGCCAGAACGCCATTGACGGCATCGCCAAGGCACGGAACAACTGCCGCGAAGATTGCGAGCAAGCACAGCACACACAGAAGCAGCTTGTTCATGGCTTCCTCTCTTTTTGGAACGTGTTTCAAGGACTATTGTGGAAGCGGAGCCGCCGGAGCGTAGATCGGCGTCACGGCCCACCCGTAACTCGCCTTCCACTCAGCGATCAGCGTCTCTCGCGGAACCCAGATGAACTGCTCGACGTTGTTGTTGTCGAGGATTGCGGCCCACTTGTCGTCGAGGTGAACAAGTGCGACCATGTGCGCCCCGCCCATGATCGTAATGCCGCAGCCTCGCCTCGTGCGGCAGGCCCATTCCAGGAAACGCACGTCGCCGTTGGTGACGTAGGCGTATCGGATTCCCTCGCCGTCGAACTTCGCCGCCAGGTCTTCGGGATACTCGCCGTCACCATAGGTTTGTCGCCAATAGTCGGCGGTATTCATCCGGTACTGCCAGCGGAGGAGGCTAATCATCGTTGCGTGGACGCACGAGCCTTGGCCTTGGGGACCGCGCCAGTTGCTCTGCCGCAGCGCCGCCGGGACGTTCACGGTCGGCCGCTCCTTCTTGGGAGCCGACATACCCAAGTTCACGTTTGCTTCGCAACCGGCGATGGATGCAAGCAAAATCAGCGCAGCAAGGATTCGTTTCATTTCAGCCTTTCCGGTGCCCGCAGCACCTTGACGCGCCGTTCCGTCCGCACAAACCGATTGGGATTCCAGCGGCTCACGTTGTCCGTGCGGAAGACGCCGATATAGGTATGGGCCGCACAACACCACTCAGAACAGAAGATGGAATTCAGGTTGTCGCGGTGCAGCAGCGACTCGATCCAGGACAGGCCGACGCCCGCCGAGCGAAACGCCCCCAGCTTGTCGTAGGGCATGTGGATCGTAGACATCAGGAACCTGGTCAGGCGCTCATCTTCGGTCGGATACAACGGCCGATACAGCGGGTAGTGCCAGACCTTGCCCTTGTAGACCTCAACGACGTGCTCCAGGCGGTGGGCCTGGGTTCCGTGGAAGACTTCACCTCTGATTTCGCAAGGCAGATCGTCGAGTTGCGTGCTCTCGAAGAGCATCAGGCGGCCATCGTCCGCGTGGCCCATAATGCCCACGTGACTTAATCCCCAGAACGGTAAGCCGTAGGTGGCGATATTGACCAGCGCGCTGATCCAGCTATCGCCGCTGAAGCCGATTATGTCCCCGGCCTTGATTTCGTCGGGAATGAAGGGACTTTTCCGATAGCAGAACATCATTCATCCCCTGCGAAGTGCTGACCATCGTGTGGATGTTCTGGATTCGTCGCCGGTCGTAACGGTCCTGATCGGCGGCCCAGCAATCCTCACAACGGCTCTCATTGAACATGGCGGGGCGAGTGCCGCAGCGTTCGCACCAGATGAGATTCATGCCGTCTCGGGTTCGGAGTTGCCCGCGTTCTGAACAACGGGGCCAAGCCGGTTGATGATCCGGTCCATGATCTCCTCGTAGCCTTTGATTCCCTCTAGCTCCTCCGCGACAATCCGCATAGTCTCCTGAACGAGGCGGAATGCAGCGGGCCGCGAAAGCATCGCGCCGGACTTCTGTTCCAGGAAGAAATTGGACTTCTTGAGGTCAGCGATCCTGCCCAAAAACTTCTCGATCTGTGGGAACACCGCAATGAATTCGGCGTCAGACCGGGCTAAGTTCAGCCGCCGTTCCAACACCCCCGTGGCAATGAGCACTTCATCGCGCAACGACTTGTGGCCCTCGGGATCGTCAAGCTGGGCCAACCGCTCGCAGTCTTGAGGCCGCGTAAGGAGGTACTGCTTCAAGCGCCGAGCAGGTGCCTGGATCACACCGCCGTGGACACGGCAGAAGTCCGATCCCTCCTCGGCGACATTCTGGCATTGGCCGTCCAGACTCCTCCCTTTGCAGCGGCGAGGATCGGCCAGATCGGTGACTCGTTGCAGACCCATTGCTCATGCACTTCTCCACACACCTACACTAGACTGCCAAAATCGTTTTTTTCCCCAACAATCTCAGGAATTCCGGCGACCAGCAATCTGCGCCGCCGGCGCGCCCGGAAATGCACCAAGAGATAGCGCGTTTATACGCACTACCGAAGCGGAAATGGGCGGTCAATGCCCTGGCCGGAGACGGCCTAGATTCCCCCGAGGGCGAGCCAACCCACGGGGGCGATGATGAAAGCAGCTTGTCCCGCTGAGGAGGGGCGGGCGTTGCCGCCCGGCCGAGTCGATCCTTTGCTCACCCTTTCTTCTTACTCTTGGCCGTTGTCCGCATCTCGACCTGAACGGCCGCAGTTTCCTTGACGATGGAACCCAAGGCCCCGTGCCAGGCCCGCGCGTCGATCAGCCGAAAAGGCCGCTGCGTGGTGATGGCCGGCATGGTGATAAGCACCCCGGAGCCGCGCCGCTCGCGGTAGTTCCTGATCTCGGAAATGATCGTCATGGTGTCCTGGGCCGTGCCGCGAAACGGACGAGCGGTCAACCGAACGCCCCAGTCAAAGACCTCGCGGTCGATCAAGTTCTTCTCTTCCTCGACGACCTCGGGTCTGCTCTTCGGGTTGGATCGTTTTGTAGGCATGAGTTGGTCTCCTTACAACAATGACCTCTTGGCGCGTGGCGCAAACGTGCGAATCAACTCGGCAACCCACAGCAGCCGGTCCCGTTCGGACTGCTTCTGGCGAATCTCAGTGGGTAGCTTCTGCACAGGGGTCGCGGCCATTTTAGCTCAGTATTCATCGGGCAGCAATACGCAAGTCGAGGCGCGATCGGCCTCCGTGATGACCCACACTTTCACTCCCTTAGACGTTCGGTAAACGCTGAATATGCGGGCACCGTCCTTCAGCGCCTGCTCGTTCATCCCTTTGTCTGCCGGGTGGATGTCGCCCCAGTCGCCAGAGACATGGCGGTTGAGAAAGTCAGCCGGCGTCTGCCCAGCCTCTTCGAGAGCCGCCAGGGCTCCCGGTGTCGCCACGCACTGGCCGAGTGGGAACAGCGGTCGAACGAAATCCACCATTGAAAGCATACCTCACTTTCTCGAACGACGCCGGGCGGGACTCGAACCCGCACTGGACTGCATTGTCTGCTCGCCTCTACGTTGGGCTACCGGCATCAGATGTTCAAGCCTTCAATTCCACGATGCACTGAATCAAAAAGTTCTGGAAGTCGCGGCTCATGTCCGTCGCGCCGGTGATGTGATGCACCACTTCTTCGAGGGCCGTTTGCAGCAGGTACTTGTTGACTGCCGTGGCAATGTCCTCCTTGAAGTAGACCATGCCGTCGCGGCAAAAACCCATTGTCTCGCTGCCGGCTTGCATACACTCCTTGAAGCACGCCGCCATCGGCTTCTTCTTGCCTTGGGTCATGCTCACCTCTTGGAGCCAAGACCACACGATGTCCAGCGCCTCGATGGCGGCATTGGTCGCTGGGAGAATCTGCTTGCCGTTGCTCTCATGGCCATCCAGGACCGACGCGGCAGTCTTGACGCCACAGCGAGCAGCAGCCGAAATCCAGGACGCCGCCTTTGTCGGCTTCGGGCAAAAGCCCTTCTTCTCGACAAACTCCGACGTGTGGCTAAGGCTCGCATCGCAGAGGACCGCGTTCGGCCCGGCCGCCAACTCCCACCCCTGCTGCCATGACTGTTTCTGTTCAGGTTCAGGGTCCGAGTAGGATGGGGCCATGTAGTACGAATCAAACGTCGCTTCGTAAGTCTGTTCCTGGGCGACCAGACTCTTGAAGACGGGGGCAAGCTGCTGGGGCGTTGCCTTGCGAAACAGTCGAGCTGCCGCGCCTTTGATTTCGTACTCGCTCGAATTACGCGACTCGTCCAGCTTCAACTCGCCGTCGTGAAAGTTGTAGTCGTAGACCGACGCCTCCTCATCCTCGGCGATCTCGCGGACGAAGACTCCTTCCTTGTAGATCATGGCCGTTCGCCTGCCGTTGAGGTTCCGGTCGGCCTTTGGCAGGAGAGACTCTTTGACCAACTGCGGCCGGCTGGAAAAGTGGAGGAAGCGGCGCGGCAATTCGCCATAGAACCGTTGCACGTCATCGTTGACTTCCACAAAGACTCGCGTAAAACCATCCCTCGCCCGAACGGCGTTGTCTTCGACAACCGTCACCCTCAACTCCTCGTCCAAGAGTGAGGGGATGAAATCGCCCTTCTCCCGCACCGTGCGGTCGATGGCGTTAGCGACGAACTCCCGCAGGGCCATCGACAGGTCGGTCCAGTCGATCGCGCCGAAGTCCAGGCACCAGCCGGTGTCGAGCGTCTTGCTGCTGGTGCCGCCCAATTTGCAGACCACGCGCTTGATCGGCTTTGTGACGAGCCCGTCGTTGACCGTATCGTCGCGGGTGGTGAACTCCAGGCGGGTCTTGCCGCAGTAGATCAAGAGTTTCAGTCCCGCGCGGAGCAAGGTGTTGATAGCGTGTTTCGCCCCGCTGCCGAACTGGCCGATGGTGCCGGCCACGCCGCAATTGCGAGTCGTGCTGACGCCCAGCAGCGTATAGCCTTCCACCGGCGCTACGCCTGGATTCTGAATGAGCAGATACATGGGATTGACCTTTCAGCGTTGTCGTTCAGCGTTCGATTCAGGATGCCACTCGTAGGTTTCACTCCTCGCCATTGCCTTCCTCCTCCAGCATCGTGCCGCCGCAGCCACACGTCGGCGGCCCCACTTCGTCAAGCCACTTGCGGGTCATGCGAATCACACAACCGCAGTCTTCACAGGCGACCTTCAGTAGGCGGCAGCCTTGCTTCTTCGGTGCGTTGGAGTGAGTCAACTCCGCGTGTGGATATGGGCCAACAGCATCCGTAACCTGCTGCAAATGGGCCTTCAACTCGGCGCTGGCCGTGGTTGCGGTCATTTTTCCTTCAAGACCGACGGCCTTGGCCAACCTCGGAAACTTGCCCTTGTGCCCGGTTTCGACGCCAACAGCACAGTGAACCAACTCGTGAACCAAGGTGGCCGCAACCTCGATAGGGTCTTTCAACACAGGACTGATGAAGACCTCGTGCGATTGATCGGCGCTGTTTTTCGACGACCACGCCTCGCCGATCCGCCGCTTCTTGGCGGCCAAACCACTCTTGCTCGGCCACGAGCACGAGGCGCGTATCTTCTCAGGCAGAGGATGCCCAAGCTGCTCGAAATCAGTGCGAAGTCGCTGTATGCACGCACAAAGCCATTGCTCACGGTTCATGGTGTTTCTCTCAGTTGTAGGCGGCGCAAGCCGGCGGGACTTTCGTCGTGACGTTTCCAAGCAATTCCTCGCCCAAGTAGCGGTGAATCAATCGCCAGACCATCATCGGCGTGAAGACACCGCCCTGCGGACAGCGCTTCGTCGGTCGTGTCCTGAAGCCCTGCTCGTTGAGCCAGGCCGTAATTGCCACCAGCGATTCGCCCGCCTCGCGGCGGCGCTTGATTTCGGGCACGAGGATCGCATGGTAGCGGTCCCGCGCCCTATGGGAATTGGACGCCGACGCCAAGGGTTGCGATTTCTTCTGGCCGAATGCCCGGCGGTCCTCGCGGCCATTCCAATGACCAGGCCGAGCCGAGCCGAGCAACGTGCCGTGCTCCCTTGCGATGGCCAAGGCTTCGCGGGTGCGAGTCGCAATCGCCCGCGCCTCGTGCTCGGCGATCACGGCCAGAAGGTCGATGGTCAGGTCGCTGGCTCCCGGATTGTCGCAGCAGATGAACGGCTGCTTTGACTCCTTGAGCGTCCGGGTGAACCATGCGTTACGAGCCAGCCGGTCCAACTTGGCGACCACCAGCGTGGCATTGGTCAAACCGGCGTGGTGAATCGCCTCCAATAGTTTGGGCCGCTTCGCCGACTTGCCGGTCTCGACTTCGATGTACTCGGCGATGATCGCGGCCCCGTATTTCTCGGCCATCGCTTGGACGGCCTTTCTTTGGGCCTCAAGACCAAGGCCGCTTCTGCCCTGACGCTTGGTGCTGACGCGATAGTAGGCCACGTACTTCAAGGCGGCCACGATGTCGGTGCTCACGGTGTTGTCTCCAAGTCGTCTCTATCCGTGCTCGTCCTCTACATCTAGCATACATTAGAAGCACTGCAAGTCAAGTGCCGAACACGACAATCAGGCCAATTTGCGTGAAAGTCGGTAGTTGGAGGACTTCTGACCGTTAATTCCGCCTCTCGGCGGCACGAAAACCCGCGCCCAGGCGCTCGAATTTGCTGTCTCGGCTCGTGCCCCGGACGACAGACTGGTTCACCTAGCATAAACGACACCCCCAGCAGTGAGGGTTGCGCCGGCAACCCGGTGTTTGCACGGAAGTGCTTATGCGGTAAGATTATGGCGATCGAAAAACTTGTATTGACGCGCAGCGTCAACCTGCTTCACGGAAAACCGGCAACCTGAGCCGAGCGGCTCTTGAATCAGTCGAAGCAGCATTGACCGCGCCCCGAAAGGGGCGTCGGCCGTGCTGTTCGACTGTGCCTCTTGCCGGAGGTTCCGTGGGCAGTCGGTTCGACGCCCTCTTTTATTGACGGGGTTCGCGTGTACGGAAACGCCTTCTCTCACCGACTTGGATGTCGTGGGCCAGAACCCGTGACGGCGAGCGACTGCCTGGAAGTCGCCGTGGGGGCAGCTTCACACGCAGAATCGCACAGAAGGCGTGAAAGCCAAGGGAAGAGCAGCAGCGCCACCTGCTCGATGCCTTTAGAAAGAGTCAGCGGCGCTCCGGGCCGATCACTGATACCCGAACTTCTTGCGGAAGGCCGGGTCTTCCCGCTTAAAGGCGAGACCAACCATCACGCCATCAGCCGTGGTGGCCCCAGAGATCGCCCGTTTCCACTGCTCGACAATGTAGCGGGTCACGCCCCAATAGTGCGAGACCGTCAACTCGTCCTCTTCGCACACCGCCCGAACCAAGTCGCCGCAGAGGATCGGCAAGACGTGTGTTCCTCGGTCATGTGTGTAGGTCGCCTTCGGCCAGGGGATAGGCGCGTCGGTCATGCCTTCCACCGTCAGCTTGCCATGCCATTCGTCGTGCAGCACCGAACCGACATTCACAGCGGGAGCACGGTACGGCCCGGCCCGCCACTTGAACTGATACGATGGCGGAAACCGCGCCGCAATTGCCTTCTTCGTCTCGCTTCGCTTCTTTCTTGCCATGACTACCTTGTCGCTGAGATTCATTCCAGTCAAGGGTCGAGAAGGTCCAGGCAATCGTGCCAATACTCAAGACGCTTCCCGGTGCCTGTTTCGATTGATCGCCACCTTACAGCCGGTCGTCTTCTTCCTCGTGCTGCCCAGGTATTCCTTGCCCAGGTATCGGTCCAACAGCCGCCACACGGCGGTCTGCGTGAAGGGCTTGCCGGCCGTAGTGGTGTGTCCCTGCTGATTCAGCCACTCGACCAGTTCCGGCAACGTCTCGCCCCGCTCGCGCCGGGCCTTGATCTCCGGGATCAGAAAGGCGTAGGCGGCCCGGACCCCCTCACGTTTCATCTGCGCGGCGACGGCGATCGCCTTGAAGGTTCCCTTTCGGAAGTTCGCTTTCTTGACCCGAGGATCGTGCGACCCGAGTTTCACGCCTCGGGCCTTTGCCGCCGCCAAGGCGGCCTTCGACCGATCACTCAGTTTGCGGGTTTCCCGTTCCGCCATGTTCGCAACGACGTGGATCGTCCGCTCGTGGATGTCCTGGTTGTCCAGGCAGGCGAAGCTCAAGCCCTTGTCGGACGCTTGCAGCAACATCTGCGTCACCGGGACGTTGCGGACCAGCTTCCCCATGTGCGCGATGACTAACGTAGCTTCCAGCCTGATTGCATCTTCGATGGCCTTTGCCAACTCCGGGCGGAGGCTACGCACCTTGCCTTCGCGCTCGGTGTACTCCCCAACGATCCGCCCGTGGTTGAAGCTAACGTGGTTGGCAACCCGGTCCTTTTGCGTCGTAAGATCAACGCTGGAAGGGGTTTTCTTCGTCCAGACTCGGAAATATGCGATGTACCGTTTTGGCGTCATTTTCACTTCTTTCGTTGTAAGCCGAATTGTGGATCACGCTCACCTACAATTACCTTACACTGCATTTAGCCCGATGTCAAGGAAGCAAGCGGCAGTCTTGCATTTTGGCGGAATTCGAGTAGGATAGAAGGTTCGCAATTTATGGGGCAGCAGGATAAGAGGAAGATGATGGAACAGCGAACCAGGCTTCGTGGCCACGACCGAAACCGCCAGCAAAACCAAGGAGTCGGTCCAATGACCCATCCGATGCCCCACCCTGTCAGCACGATGTTGCAGCTTTTCCGCGACGGCGTGCAGAGTTATCAGCCCGCGATCCGGGAACTTGAACCGGAAACGGGCGACCCGCAGGTTTCGCTCGACAACCTGGAGCGGCTGATCGCCTCTGGCCTGGGAATCGTTGATTTCCTGGTTCGGCCGACCGGCGTGTTGGCGCTCTTCCTCGGTGGCGAGCAGTATTACGCCCCCGGCCTCCGTGTCGGAACCGATGGTTTGGCGACCAGGGCCTTAGCCTACCTTGCCGCAAAATCTGGCTTTGGCCCAGAAGAGCATCTTGCCTCGCTCTACCGCGATCTCGAACCCGACTACAAGGGCCAATTGGTCAGTCTCAACACAAGGGTGCTGATCCATCCGATGCCCTGACCTTCTCGACGCGCAGCCGCTCAGTTACCGAATTACCGATCCGTTACCGGTCGAGTTACCGGTATTTCTGCCGTAAGTACATCGAGTCGAGAAGGTTACGGCGTCGGCGTTACCGATCACGATGATCGGCCCCTATTACCTTTTATATGTGTGTTGTTATTTGCGCTTAACTTTGTCCTACAATACTGGAAAATAGCAGAAAATCGGTAACCGGTAACTCACCGCGTCGAACGCCTTCGCGCAAGCTGTTGCAGTTCTCGCACTTGCGAGAATTGCCGACCTCCACGCCGAGTTACCGATTCTTCTGCATCGGTAACTCGCCTGTCGTTGCGACCGTTTGACCCTCCCTCCCGCCCCGCCTTCAGGGCCGCGTCCAACCTCGGCCACGATCGACGCCGACAGACGAAGGGGCAGCCGGCTGCGTCGGTTTTTCCGGTCGGATTGGTCGTGACGATTTTGACCCCACCCGGTCCCTGCCGGCCGCAAGACCTGCCCACATCTTCGGTACAATCGCCATACATCACTGCAAATCAAGGGGTTATCAAGTCGGTTGTTCCACGTCAACCGACTTGATAACCGGCCGGTTTCCGGCCGGAACGGGCAGGAATGGGATGGTCATGCCGGCCGCCACGGTCATCCTGGTCGTGATGGTTCTGCCGACGAATCGGCTCTGTCCGATGTTACATCAGTAACGGCGGGATACTAACCGTGCGCGCTAACCGCGCGTGAGAATCGGCACGTTCCGGGAACCCACCTTCTCGATTCTCAGACACTCAGACATAGCCCGCAACGCAACAGAGAATCGAGAAGGTGGGCGCTTGCCGGGCAACGTCGGGCTTCCGGCCGGGCTTTCCTCTTCTATTACGGCGCACACTCGGCGCGCCGGATTCGCGCCGCAATCCATGCCGCCGGGCAGAAGCTACGTAATCTGCCGGGCTTATACGCCATTTTCCCCACAATCCCACCTTCTCGATTCCCTTTTCTGGACACGTGGCCCCGCAATGCTTGACTGTGATTAGAAGCAGTGTAAGCTAGAGAAGAGGGGATAAATAGGCAACACCGACAACGCAACAGGAGCAAGCATCATGGCCCGTACCCGTACCGTTCACCCGGTCGATATGGTGGCCCACCTCTGGGCGCACAAGTCACAAGACTATGCCCGGAACCCCGGTCATAACTTCTACTTCAGCGGGGACACAATCTATAGCTACGGTTCCCATTTTCCGATCGCGCGGCACGTTGCCCGCAACGGCCATAGCGCGGTTCTCTTCACCACCCGTAGCTACTCGACAACTACGGCCGGTCACAAATGCGTTGTGGACAGCGCTTGCCGACACTTGACGGTGTTTCACGTTGCCGACGTGACGGCAACCCGGCCGCAATTCGCGCAGTATCGCGCAGAGTATATGGCCCTTGTCGGCAAGTATGCCAAAGCGCGGCAACGCAAGCCCGAACACTTGGAAGCGCTGCGCCGGTTGGTTAGCGAAGCTAACCAGTACGCCGAATTCTTCGGTTTGCGTACCCGGTTGACACTGCCCGACGATTTGACGGGCATGGTTGCCGAGTGTCAAGCAATCGAGAAACGCGAGAAAACGCGAAAGCAACGGGAAGAGCGCAAACGGGAACGGGAAGCGCAAGAGCGCTTGCAAAAGTGGGTTGACGGGGAAACCGACTACCCGCCAAGCGCATACGGTCAACCTATCCGGTTGCGTATCGCGGGGGATGAATTGCAGACAAGCAGGGGCGCACGGGTTCCCCTTGCCCATGCCGTCAAGGCATTCCGGGTTCTCAAGCGCTTGCACGATAAGGGGCAAGCGTATCAGCGGAACGGGCACACAATCCACCTTGGACACTTCGCGCTCGATTCCCTTGACATTGAGGGGAACGTAACGGCCGGTTGCCATACGGTAGCTTGGCCGGAAATCGAACGGGTTGCGACACTGGCGGGGGTCAACTAACGGTCAACACAACAGAACACAACACCTTGAGGGCTTCAGCAATGCGATACGACTATTACACGGTTGACGTTCCGGGGGATTGCGGGGATTCCATTTTCGACTTGGCGTTTGCCGCAATTCGGCAAGCCGAGAAGCGCGCCCGGTCGCAATACGTTCCCGCCCATTGGTCCGCCTACCCGGTTAGCGGCAAGGCGGGGGATGAAACGGTACGGTTCCGAGTTCGTCGGAAGCGCGCGGCATAGCAACACAAGAGCAACACAAGCAACAGGGAGCAACACCTATGGCAACTACAACACAACGGCCGGTTTCTCTGCGCGTGGGGGAATTCCAGGTCGAATCACTCGGGGTAGAGTGGCCCGACTATTTCCAGGGTTACGGGCTTGGCCCCTCTTCCCGATACGCCTACTGCGCCTACGGCATCGGGAACACTGAGGAGGAGGCGCTTGACGATTGTCTGGAAATGGTGGCGCAACAGGGTTTCGACGTTGACGGGGAAACGGAAGAGCGAATCCGCGCGGAGTATGGCCCCGCCGATGATTCGGAAACCGCGCTGGAAGCGCTAGGGGTGGAAGAGGAGGGGGAAGATTTGGACGAAACCCCCTTCTTCCACGTCGGCATCAAGTGGAATTGCCGGGAAGAAGAGCGCTTGGCCCGGATTCGCAAGATTGCCAATCTGGCAATGCTCCACTATCAGAATTACTGCCCGCAAGGTCCCTCCGCGCTCTACTCGGGGCTTCAGGAGTGGGGTTACACCCGACGTATCGACGCCGATGATACGTCGGTTTCCTATGGCGACTTGATGCGCCCGGATGATTGCCCCGCAAGCGCGGTCAAGTATCTGGAGGGGCTTTCGACCGATGCAACCGAAGAAGGGGAACTCTACTTCTACTTGCCCTACGCTAGCGGTTCCGACTACTCGGGTTCCACGGTCGAAAAGGCGAATTGCCGGGAGTTCCTGGAATCCTACGGCAAGGAGGGCTTTGTTTGGGAAGCGCACGGGGGCCACAACACCTACGCCGTTGTAGTCGGGTTGACGGGGCTTCTGGAGTGTCCCGATGATACCTTTGATTCGATTCTCGGCATTGTCGAGGGGCTGGAAGATTACCCCCTTATCGACGATGAGGCGCTTTCCACCTTGGAAATGGAAGGGGCCGATGAGGCATGGGAATCTTGGGTTGCGGCCGATTTTCGGCGCGCCCTGGAGAAGAGGTTTGATAGCGTCGAATTCGAGTGGCCCTCTGATTCCGACTTGCGCCCCTTCTTCGAGCGAATGGCGGAGAAGGTGGGCGAATACTGGTTTAATGAGGGCTACGGGCCGGATATGTATATCCGGGTTGACAGGATTGTCGAGGGAATCGACCTGGTTTGTCTCGCAGACTACATCAATTGGACCACGTCGGGAGCGCTGTCTATCGGCAGCGCTCCCGGTTTCATTTAATGGGGATACTACCATGAGTGTGCATCGGTTTGTTTGCGCCGATTGCGGTCAAGAGAAAACCCACGTCGATTCTCTCACCACGGGTTACGGTATCGACAAACAGGGGCGCAAGGTTTGCTATGCGTGTTGCGGGAAGCGCGATTTAGCCGATATGTCGGCAACCGGCCGCGCGGTTCTCTACTTGACGGAAGAGGGGCTGGAGGGGGCCGTTGTGTCGAATTGGCCCGGTACTCTGAAATTCCACGTCCAATACAAGCGCGTAGGTTCGCACAATGTTGCCGGCCGGCGCGTTGACGTGTGGTTTATAGATACCGACGGCCGGCAATGGCATGGGGTCAACTACGGCCATAATTCGCAATTGTGCCATTGCCGCCGGTTACGCGCCGCATGATACGGGCTGATTGTCTGCGCCCCGTTGCCGGGCTTCCGGCCGGTTGCCGATGTGCCGCGCGGCCGGGCATTGTGGCGCGTCATGCCGAAAGCGCAAGCAAACGGGCAAGGGGTTTGCCTTGCCCGTGCGAATCGAATACGACTTGTGAGATTGCGCCCTAGCTTGCCTTGCGGCGCTTGGGGGGCTGATAGTCGGGAGGAGGGAACTTGATTCCCGTTTCCCTATAGTACGCTTCGGACAACTCCGTCAAGATTGCCTTGAGGCAACGCTTGTAATTGCCCACATGCTTCAACCGATACCGCAATTCGTCGGCAAGGGGTTTGCCGTAGAACACAAGTCCCCTGATTCCGGGCCAATCGCCCTTGTCGATAGCGTGTTGCGTGAGGATTGCCGCAAGGCGCTTGCCGGTCATGTCAACTAACTTCTTCATTGCTGTTGCTCCAGAGTTGTGAGAGTAAAACTTGCGACCACATAGCTTCTATTCCCTTCAGACCGACACACATCAAGCGGTTTTCGTCGAAACCGGCCGGTTTCCAGAAAAGCGCGTCGATTCTTGCGCCAGACTTGGCGCAACGGAGTTCCTGCGCCCTATCGCTATGTCCGCTTGCCGGCCAGAGAGCGCGCGAAAGCTGGCGGCCAGGTGCCCTTAACCGTGGCGAAAACGGCGGCCGAGAAAACGGCCGTGGAATTTTCCCTGAGAATGGCAGGGCGTCGCTGACGTGGCGCGTTGCCGCATTGTGCGGCCAATCACTTGGCAGTCGGCGATCCGTGGGCAGCTTTCGCGTGGCGATCCGGCCAGTGCTCGCCCGGCCGACCTTCTCGATTCTCTTACGCTCCGATCCAAGAGCGTATAAACGCTCTTGCTTACGCGCTGCCGACGCTGCCGACTTCACACAGTTGCGGGCCTTGATCGTCAAGTTACGAGGCCAGATCGTCAAGTTGCGCGGCGGCGGGCAGCCGATCAGGCGCTCGTGCGCCCATGATATGCCGATGGTCTGCGTTGGCGGCCAGGTCGAGCGGCCGGCAGCCGTGCCGGGCAATTGCGACCGCCAGGCGGCCAAATCGAGCGGCCATGTCCACGGCGGGCTTTCGTGGTGGCCGGTGGGCTTGCGGTCGGGGTTCCCTGTCGGGAAGATCGAGCGGCCGGCGTTTGACAGGGTAGCGGCGGGCCGGCGGTCGGCGGGCTGCCGGTGGCAGGGGCGTTCCCAATCGGGAAGATCGAGCGGCTGGCATTCCCGGCGGGCGGCTGTCGGAATTCCCGGCCCGTAATGGACCGGAAGTTACCAAGCGCGAACGTGTTAAGCGCGCCAAGCGCGACTGTGCCAAGCGCGATCGGCTTTGATCCCGTGCCGATTCGACCCCGTTGACCCGCCCCAGGTTGACCGTCACGGATGCTGGCGAAGATCATATCGACGCTTGCCGCTTCTTGGTGGCCGAAAGTTCCTTGCGCTTGGCGGCGGCCTTGCTTTCCAGGTCCGCAAGCTCGCTTTCCAGTTGCTTCACCTCATGGGCTGCCTTGGCTTGCTCGGCTTGCCGGCTAAGTTTCGGATGAGCGACAAGGTAGTCGGCCCATGCCTTCGCTAACACTTCGCGTGCCGTGTTGCGGGCCGGCAGGCTGGCCTCCTTATTGAAACAATCCTTGCGGCTGAGATACGGATTGTTGTAGTCCTCGGAGGTCCATTGGCCGTCAACGAGGTGGCAATGGTAGGAAACGTGGTACGGGATTCCCCGGATCGTGATAACCTCGTCGTTCCGGCTTTCCGTGTGCAGGTATACGTGGGTCGCTTCTGTCATCGTGAAGTGGACCGGCCCCAAGGGCGTTTCCAGGATTCCGCGCGGCGATTCGATCATGGTTGTCTCTTCTTGCGGTAGTTGTTCGGAGCGGGGCCGGGCCGCCGTAGCGGCCCGGCCCCAGGAGCAACACAACACCATTCGCTCAGACGGCGGTCGGCTGGCGGTTTGATTCCAGCGCGGCGGCCAGGTCGATTTTGACCGGCTCCTCTTCATTGATGTTGGCCCATACGTACAGGACCGGGCGGCCGTCTAGCACTTCCAAGTAGATCGGGCCGCAATCGCTGTCGAATGTGCCCGTCCCTTCCGGCTTGATGCAAAGCCCGCGCGTTTCGGCGGTCACTGTGGCCTTGCACGGTCGGCCTGTTTCGACTTCGGCAAACCTAAAGACTTCGTTTCTCATGGCTGTTGCTCCCCGTTGCTCAAGATTCGATTCGCACCACGCTGGCGGGAACCACGATCGACCAGTTCCCATCCCATAACTCGTACTCGCCTTCGCGTTCAACCACGCGCAACTTCAGTTCCGTGCCCGCTCGGATATAGCGGCGTTGCTCAGTCTTGCCGCTCTTGCTTGTCCAGGTCACTTCTCCGATCTTCAGAAACGTCACGGTTTTCATGGCGGCTCCCCTAGCACTTGCTGCCGTAGATGATTCCATCGTCGCCAACGTACAGGTAATACTCTCCGTACTTCTCGCTCGCGGCGGTCAGCCGTTCGCCGGCATCGGCCGGCAAGCAATCATTGCGGTCCCAGAAGCCGCAGCCGTGGCCGTTTCGCGTCAACCAGAAGTCGTGCCCTCCCAGTTCGGCGGCCGTCCATTGCGGATGATCGTAGCGGGCAAGATCGGCCGCGTTCTCCTCTTGGAAGCGTTGGCTATCTTCGATCATTTCGGCCAAGGCATCGGGGTCTATGTCGTCGATACCGTAGTTGGCATCAAGCGGTTCGCCCCCTTGCGGCGTCGAATCGTCATTGCTACTCCACAAGGCCGCTTCGATGTAGGCCAGCGTGAAGTCGTCAAGCTGTTGTTGCGTTCTCATGGTTGCTTGCTCCCGGCGATTGTGGCGGCGCGCGTTCTACTCCTCGTCCAGGTCATCATCGCCGGGCTCCTCGTAAAGCACGGCATCGACAAAGCAAACAGATAGCTCTTCCTCATAGGTGTGCGGGAAACCTACGCCCGTTGCGTGACGCATGACGTTTTCTACGGCTTCCACCGCGGCATCTTCCATCGCCTCCCGGTCGAACTCGGCGTTGGGTTCGCACTCTTCGACCTGCAATCTGACAAGCACTCTGATTTCTCGCATGGTGTTCCTCGAAAGGTGCTGGTGTTACTCTCGGATTTCTTCGGCGTCCGCTTCCGCCAACAAGTCGCTGTAGGTCAACATCCCCAGTCGGCGCGGCCCCGCTCTATCGACTAGCACGGCATTGGTGTTGACGTTCACCTCCAGGACCGGCTGGCCTTCTTGTGACGGAATCTTGACCGCAACCACGTCAGCGGGAATCTCGATTTCGATGCTCTTGTGCTCTGCACGGTTGTAGTAGCGGATGGTCAGCATGGCAGTCACTCCAAGTATTGGCAGCTAGGCGAGGATCAAACCGTCGTTTGCCATCCCCTGGAGGATGGCGGTGGCGTAGCGGAGATCGACGTTGAGGGTCAAGCCCAGCCATTGCCACGGCTCGGCTTGACAGTTGTTGTCGATCCATTCACGGGCGGCGGCCGTCATGGGGGTAATGCCCACGATGCTGCCAAAGCGGTCGGTGATTACATCGGGTTCGGTCGTTGCGGTGCTCATGGTTGCTCGCTCCAGTTGTTGGCCCCAAAGGAATAGGAATATCGCAGAAAGTGTGCAAGTGACCCCTATTCAGTCAAACCGCCCGCCTTCACGAGCGCCTTCAGCACGGCTTTGACGGCCTTGATGCTCTTGTAGCGGAGCTGAACGCTGGCGCTCTCGCCGTTGCCGTGTACGTCAACCGTCAGGCCCGGCGCGTAAATCTGGTTCGGGTTGCTCTGCATCCGGCGGCTGGCTTCCGGCCCCAACAGGGCGGCCAATTCGACTGTCACTTCTTGCTGGCGGTTGCGGGCAGCGTTGTGCTGCTTGACCCGTTCCGCCTGTTCGGCGTAGGCAGCCGTGTACCACGGCAGGAATCGCCGTTGAATCTCGGCGGCAATCTTCTCCGGCGGCCGGTTCCGCGCGATGGTGATATGCTGACACTTGTCAGGGCGGTATTGCTGGTGGTCGCTGGTCCACGGCCACATGCCGCTGATGTAGAGGCGTCCCTTGGCTTGCGTGGCGTTGACGTGAATGCCCCGACCGTCGTCGTCGATCAGCGCGGCGCACCACGTATGGTTGGCATAGGTCGGGTCCAGCTTCCAACCGGGCAGGCAGGACAAGAGGGCGGTCAGTTCGGCGTCAAGCTGTTGTTTGTCGGTCACGGTTGCGTCGCCTTCGGCAAATAACGGTCGAGTTCGATGAAGAAGTAGTCCACACAATGCTGAGTCGTCCGGCGGGCCTTGAATTCGGCATCGTCGTAATGATGGTTCCACTTGCCGCTATAGGGATTCAGCCGCGTATCACTGATGGCCTTGGCTCGCTCCGGCTCCTCGAATCGGCAGGCGATCCAATCGTCATAGACCTTGACGTAAAGGTTGCCGGCCACGGTTGTCAGGGTGTAGTCATAGCCGCGATCCCGATTCCGGGTCGCCCCCAAGGCTACTAGCCGACGGCCGATTTCAGCCTTAAACCATTTGCGGTTCGCTTGCTCATCTTTCGTGATTCGCGGGCGGCGGTCCATTAGATGCACACCTCCACAAGCCCCTCCTCCACTTCCATGCGCTCGTCGGCGTCAAGCTGCGCGGTCAGGTTGGCACCATCGTCGCCCCAGAACAGGGAAATGAAGTCGTACCCGTAGTAGTTGACGGTTTCGATTCCGACGCCCATGCCGCCGTAAACCCAGCCGGTCACTTCACCGGCCTTCAACTCGTTGAGGTAATCCAGGGCGTCGTCAAGGGAGTCGAATGATTCGTACTGCCCCATGTCGCCGACGCGCACCCATATCAATAGCTTCGGATAGCCGCATACGTTGCACGTCAGGGCGTCGTTGCCCGTGGCATCTTGCCAATCAGTCGGGTTCGGAATGTTGCTAACGCGGGCTGCCTTGGCTTTCACCTCCGCCCGGTGTTCTGGGTTGGCGTGGCAACGCTCGCAAAGGCAAGCCTCATGGCAGGCGGTGCCTTGTTCGCTCACGATGGCATACAGTCTTGTCATGGTTGCTCTTCTCCGGTTGCTTGCTCTCTGCTGCGCCAGCCGACCTCATGTGTTAAGCCGCTCGCAAAGGGCGTCGATTTCGTCGCTATCCATCGGCTCGAACTCGCCGCAATCCGTGGCAATATCGTACTGGCGTGCTGGAGGCGCATCTTGCTCTTGCCACAAGCGAAGCGCCGCCAGGATGGTTGCGAACTCTCGGGGTGTAACGCTCAGTAGCATGTTGCTTGCTCCGGTTTCGTGGGTTTTCGCGGTCGGCGGATGCGCCCGCCCAGCTTCAACCAGCGCTCGCGCGCCGGGCGGTCCCAGCATTGCGGGTTGCCAAGGTGGGCACGCATTTCCAGGTAGCGGTAGCCCTCTTTCGCCAGGTCCGTAAGGCTCGTGGCGAGAACATGCGCGAGGTGGTCTAGGCTCACTTGACACGCCCCGGCCTTCCACTTGCGATCATCCTTGACCCGCGCGGCCCATGCCTTCAGGCGGCGGGCCTCCTTCAGGCAATCCGCCCATACGCCGGGGACAACCGAATAACGCCGCTTGCCACGGCCATAGAGCGTGATTGTTTTGGGTGTTTCGATCATGGTGGTTTGCTCCAGTTGTGTCAGGCCACGATGCGAACGAATTGGAACGGTGCGCCGGTGACGGCTGGTCCGCCGCTGGAATTGCGGCGGGCGATTTCCAGGTGGATCGGCAGCCAGCCCGTGCTCTTGCCGACGATGAACCGGCGGCGCTCGCCGTGGAGGTCTACCACCTCCACGCGCTTGCCCTCTAGGCCGGTCAGTTGCGGCGTCAATTCGGCAGGGCAGCGGAGCTTGTTTCGCTGGCAGTAACCGGCAACGCGGTCAAGGAGGGTTCGGTAGGCGGTGTAAGCCCGCATGGAACCCCGCGCGTCCGGCGGCAGGTCAATTTGCTGAAGCCCCTCCTTGCGCAGCCATACCGCAATGGCGTTGTAGCGAGTGATTAGTACGTCAAAGCCAAGGCAGCTATAGCCGTCGCCGCAGGGAATGACGTACAACTCCTGTTCGGCGTTGACGCTCACCTCCCGCTTTTCCCGCTGGCTTTCCTCGAAAGGCTCCAGGGCGGCCCGAACCCGGTCAAGGCTCTTTTCCAGGAACGGGGTCCGTTCGGTATTCAGCAGCAATTGCCGGGCGGCCCGGTACAATTCGGTCACGTCTTTTGCGGTCGGTTTGCTCATGCCACACCTCGCGCGGTCGAAAGGCGCTCGTCATGGTGGCGACGGCTTGCACGCTGAAGCACGCGGGGCCGGTAGCCTATCCGCCGCAATTCGGTCAACAGCGGGGCCGCTTCACGGCGGGTGGCGGGGCGGCTGTTGCGGATGCAAAGATCGTAGTCCGCGCCGCTGTGCTGGCCGATGTGCTGATAGCTGGTGCAAAGATGGCTGTAGTTATCGGCCGGATCGGTGGGGAAGAGGGCGAACACATCGTCGGGGTCGCCGTTCCAAACGCGAATTACCACGGGGTCGGTCAGTTTGCTCATGGTTGCTTGCTCCGGGTTGCGTGGGCCTCTATACATATCATACATTAGAAGCAGAGTAAGTCAAACGCGCCGTCTGATTTCTGATGGTTCGCATGGGGCCAGGTGGGGATTATGCGGGCTGTTTCGCTCGTGCAGCCCGGCGATTGGCCTCATACTGCCCGCGCGAAAGGGCCTTCTCGGGTAACACGGCCCGGCAGGTCCGCAACCGGCCGGAAAGCCGCTTCCACTCGTGGGGCGTCAACTCGGTCCCCCGAAATATGTCGCCGGGGCTGAACTCGCTGGCGGCGGCATAGAGGGCGGCAGCAAGCCCTCCCACGGCGTCAAGGCCGGCATCCTTCCCCAACAGCTCGCGGGCCGGCTTGCTCCAATCGCCATGTGTGACGGGGGAGCGGTTGCGCCAGGTCCGGCGCATCTTGTCAAAGTGCAATTCCCCCAGGGCGGCCTCAAGGGCGGCGGCGTTGACCGTGCCCGTTTCGACGGCGGCCTTCAGGGCAACGGCCCGGTCGCTCTTGATCTTCTCCACGGCGGCAGCAATGTTGAGTCGCAACCAGCGCGTCATTCCTTTGTCCCCATAGCCGGCAACCTCCTCTTGTGGCCGATCCCAGTTTTGCAGTTTGCCGATGATTTCCAGGGCGGCTGTGGCAGCGGCCCGCATAGGCAAGAGCGCGATGGCAAGCCCGCTTGGCACATGCGTTACTCGCCAGTCATCGTTGCCCAACTCCCACGGCCCGTGGATTGCCAAGCCGGGAAATCGGGTATCGGCGTAGGCCGTCACGGGATGCTCTTCTTGCGTGCCGCGCTCGCGGTTGTAGGTCCGAATGGTGATTGTGGTTTCTTTCATCGCTGTTGCTCTTGCTCCGGTGGAAGAGGGGCCGGGCCGCCGGGAGCAAACGGCAGCCCGGCCAGGACCACGCAACCACTATGCGGTTGTCAGTCTCATGGGAAGTTGACCAGCCGCTTCAACAGGCGGTAAGCCTCTTGCGGCGTGTCGGCAGCCCAATAGCCGAATCGGCTACCCGGTCGCTCTTCGCCAAGGTTAGCGGGGTCGCGCAGGAACTCGGGATAGATCAACACGTTGTAGGCAAGCGGCGTGCGTTCGGTCCAACAATCCTCCCATTCCAGCGCTGGCAGACTGTAGCCTTCTCCCTTCTTCCACGCCCGATCGCGCCGCCGCTCTACGCTTTTGGGCGTGATAAGCCGCACGCACAAGCCGATTTCCGGCGTGTCGAAAGTGACGGGGGCCTCGGCGGCAAGGCCAGGATAGACAAAGGCCCCGCCACTAAGCCGGTGTGAGTTGAATCGCACTTGTACGGGGCCGGCAATTCGCGCTTGCAACCACTCGGCAAAGCGCTGAACGGCGCGGTCAAGGCGTTTGGTTTTGCCCTCATAGCCCCCGCCCGGCAACGGGCCGCCCCACGGCACGCCGGGGTTGATTCCAAGGGAACGTGTAATCATGGCTGCTTGCTCCTTGTTGCTCAGATTAGGCCGTAATCTTGGCGGCTTTCGGGGTCGGAACGTGGAACACCCCGCCCACGTCAACCAATCGGCGCAGCCAGCGGTAGAAGTCGATGTCTGCCCGGTGCTCGGCAATGTAGCGGTCGTAATCCCCGGCCGTGTCCGGGTTCGCGGCAACCGCTTGGCAGCGGGTGTCTTGCAGAATGGCAAGCTGCCGGTGCGCCTCCTCAATTTGCGCATCAAAAGTTGCCGGCCCAACCGGCTCCTTGCGCAACACCCAGGTCGGATTCAAGGCGTTTTTGACGCGCTCGGCAGCCGTATGGCACGGCGGTTGTGCAAACCGCTCGGGGATTTCGACAAACAGCGGCGGGTACTCGCGGCGGACTTGCGGTGACACGTCAAGCCCGCGCTCTACGGCGGCCTTGACCACCTCCTCATGCTTCACGGGCGAAAGGGCAACGAGATCGGCGTCAAGCTCGCTGAATGTCCCCTCATACGATCCCCGGTAGATGCGCCGGGGGCCGTTGCCGTTCACGGCAGCCACGGCTTGTGTCCGCTTCGGAGTCACTTCCCCGACCGTCAGCAATTCCATGTGGCTGCCGTAGGGCGCTTTGTAGACGTATGTTTTACCCGGCTGCAATTCGGCAAACTGGCACGTCGGGCGCTTGTCGAGCAAGGCTCGGCAGCGCTGGGCCATGTCAAAGGCTGGCATCTTGTGGAAGCCCAATCGCAGGGCAACGTCAATTCCAGCTTCGGTTGTGGTGTTCAA